AGCACAGCTGCTTGGACCTGATAGAAGTATTGGTGAAAGATTTAGTGGAGCACTTAAATTAATAGGAAGTTTCTTTGTACTTAGGTGGTTAAAAAATCCATTTAAAATAGTCAAAGATCTTAAAAAGATATTTAAAATCTTTAGTAAGTTTGGTAAATTTGTAAATAAAATTTTACGAAAACCAATTAGAATGATTCAGAATTTTGTTCAAAAAGCTTTGAACAAGACTTTGGGTAAATTGTTTAAGAGTGCTATCTTCAAACCATTTAGAAGATTTATTATTCAAGTTGGTGGTAAAAGTTTATTTAAATTATTAGGAGCAGTTGGTAGAGGATTTGTAAAAATTATAAGTAGAGTTCCATTTATTGGTGCTCTCCTACAGTTCTTCATGGATGTGTTCTTGTTTAAACAACCTCCTGCTAGGTCTGCATTTAAAGCAATAGGTGGAGCACTACTTGGTGCTGTTGGTATGCTTGGTGGTCCGATAGGAGCTATCATCGGTGGATGGGTTGGTAGTGAAGCGGGTGGATGGTTGTATGATGCATGGTTTGGTAGTGGTCACAATCCAGATGATCCGAAGAAAGATGAACAAGAAGCGAGTGGTGGAGATGGGACTGCAAATCCACAGACAAGTGGTGGAGGATATACTGGTCAAGTTCCATCAGCAGGGACAAATGCAAAAGCATTATTGAATACTATTAGGTTTGCTGAGGGAACATCTCACGCAGAGGGTTACAACACTTGGTTTGGTGGTAGGACTGACATGGACTTAACATCCATGACAATTAATGAAGTAGTAGAGGAACAAAAAAGAAGACTTCGTAACGGTGAAGCGACGTATGGAAGTTATACATCTGCTGCTGTGGGTGCATATCAGATGATGGAACCTGAGGTGTTCGCTGTAAAAGCAGGATTCGATCCAGCAACAACTAAATTTACTCCTGAAGTTCAGGATAAAATGGCAATTGCTGGTTACATGATGGGTCAAGCAAGGATGTCCAGGGCAGAAATTGATGCTCCAATTAACAGGGAACAGATTGCAAAGATGGCACCTGTATGGGCTTCTCTTCCTATGATGAATGGTAGGAGTAGATATAATCAACCAGTGAAAAGTTTTGAAACATTACAAGCGGTATATAATAAGAGTCTTGGTCAAGGTGGTGGATCTGGAGTATTTAAACCCGCTGCCAAAATGAAGAGAAACCCAGTGAAGAATATGTATATGCCATCTATGAGTGCTGAATTTACCATCAATGAAAAAATAAAACATAGTGTTGTTAGTGAACAACCAATTGTTATAAACAACATTAAAGAAGAAAACGTAGGAGTACAGACCACTGGTCTCATTCTAAATAAAGATAAGAAGTCTGTTAATCAAATCCTTAGTAGGTTATAATGGCGAATCAATTTTCTGGAGACTTCTCCTTAAAAGAAGTAACTCTGTATAGTGTATACAATACTAATCCAACTGATATAAAGAATCTCGTGTTGGAGATTAATTTATATGAGAGTGTTATGTCCTCAGCACTACAGGCTGAAATTTTGATTCAAGATATTGGTCAGAATTTGATTAGTAGTATGCCAATTGTTGGACAGGAAAGAATTAATATAAAAATTTCGAGTAGAAGTAAATTATATGATTTAAATTATTACATTTATAAAATAGATGCACGCACAATTATTGAAAAAGACCAGACATATATTATGCACGCTGTTTCTATTGAGGGACTAAGGAATGAAAACTTTAGAATATGTGAGAGAATAGATGGAAAGAATTCTGAGACAGTTATCGAAGATGTATTGAGAAGAAATAGTTTTTCTACAAAACCTTTTGTAAAAGACACTTCAGTATTTCCATTTGACATGTATGTTCCTAATTGGAGAGTCTTTGATTTATTTAATTGGTTATCAACTAGGTCTGTTCCAGACTATAAAAAAGATTCAATTGGATTCTATTTCTATGAAACATTTGAAGGTTATAGATTCAAATCTATCGACAAACTAATAGATCAAACACAATATCCTGCACCAGATATCAGTTATAAGTATTCCCAAGCGAATGCTACTACAACATCAACATCAGCAGCTGATAGATATAGAATAATGAACTTTAATTTTCCTAAAGTATTTGATGTGTATGATGACTTAAGAGCAGGTGCTTTCTGTCACCAAGCAATTTATCTAGATGTGAACAGAGCAACCTACCGTGTATTTAAAACTAATGCGGATGAGTTTTGGGATAAGAGTTCTCATTTAGAAAAAGCAAAACCTTATTTAAGCAATGGTCAACTTCAAATGCTAGATAGAGGCAGTAGATTTATCTATAGACCATCTACTATCAGTACATTTGGAGATTGGGATAACAACCAGAGTGATGCCGAGAAAGACAATATTGATGATATGAACAAAAACTTCGAGAAGGCATTTTACAGATACTATTTCATGCAGTATAATACTATTGACATAGCTGTTCCTGGTGATTTAGAAAATAGAGCTGGTAATGTAGTTAGTATAGATATTCCATCTCCTGCTGAATCATCCTCAACTAGTGTCAAACCAGACAAGAGAGCTAGTGGTAGGTATCTAGTCACTTCTATTAAACATACTATTCTAAATAGAAGTGAACTTCGTACTAACATCACATTATCTAGGGATTCCTATGGCGGAAGTCCTATGCCTGACACAAAACGATCAGAGAATCGAACAAACTTAGACGGTACTAACTAAAAATGGAAAACATCGAAAAGCATATTGAAAAGGATAAAGAGATCCTGGACAACCCTACAACATCACCTCAGATGCGTCGTCACATCGAAGGTCAACTAAATCAATTAGAAAAATATCAAGAAGCACATCCAGAAGATCATCATGATCCAACAGATCTAGAACTTTATTGTGAAGAATGGCCTGAAGCAGACGAATGTCGTATCTATGAGGACTGATGTCAACATATAATCCTACACAACCTTCTACCAGTTTCATAGGTAATGATGATTTCAAGTGGTGGTTGGGTACAGTAAAGAATGCTGATGACAAGGATGCAAAACTCGGTAGAGTTAAAGTAAACATCCTTGGATACCATAAACCAGGAGAGAAACCATCTAACTTACCGTGGGCTATTGTAGCCGGTCCCACGACATCTCCGGGTGTTCATGGCGCTGGATCTGCTGGAGCTCAATTAAAAGCTGGAAGTTTTGTTATAGGATTTTTTCTTGACTATCCAGACTGTCAACAACCTATTGTCTTAGGTACACTCCTAAGTAAAATCAAACCAGTAATCGATCCTAAGAGTCAGGAAGCGTTTGATTACTTTAGGGGTGTTGACAATGTTATTAAAAAACAAAACACATCTGAGAGTGGAGTTAACGAAGCAGCAACTCCACCGCAAGAAAGATCATCCACTTCAGAAGCTGCTGCAGTAGCAGAATACTCTGCTGCTAATCCATCTGGTAAAGTTTCAAAAGTTCCTCTCGCTGATGGAAAAAATGCAGGAGCTAAAACACTAGATAGTAATCTTTCTTATGCTGTAACAGCTGTTGCAACAGCAATAGCACAAGCAAGAAAGATCGACAAAGCAGAAACTGAAATTACCGTTGATACTGATACAGAAGATCAAACTTTATTTGTAAAAGATACACAAGACTTTCCATGGAATGGATGGTTGCAAGTAGGTAGTGAGAAAGTATCTTATACTAATAAGGATGAAGGAAAATTTGTATCAGTTGTTAGGGGTGGAGATGGAACAAAAGCAATAGCTCATGAACCTGGAACTAAAGTTAAGTTGATAACAAAAAGTGAATACTTAGGAGTTGATAAGGATGAAGATGGAAATAAAAAGAAAGGTGAACTCCTAGGAACTTTTACAGATACTATAATTGACCTCCAATCAATTGTAGATGACAATCTTGAGATGATTAGGAACTCATTGTATTGGCTTGTCAATCAAATTAAATCTTGGTTGATGGGTCAAGCAACTCAAATCATGAACACTCTTGGATATTCAGTTCCATCACCTGGTCCTGGTGTAACCAAGACTATCACAGAAGCAATCATGTTTATCATTAGACAGATTGCATGTACATTTGACACTTCACTTATTGATAGTTTGTTTGGCATCATTGAAGATGCTATCAACACACTACTCAATACTGCAATGGACATCATTGACTCTGTTCAGTGCGTATTTGATGCAATCTTTGAAACCATCTTCAATATCACAGATCTAGTTGAGCAAGTAATCAGTACAGTTAATGATATTGCAGCTGGTATTGGTGGTATTGATATAGAAAATCTATCTAGTTTAGCACAACTTAATGTAACTAGTGTTCTAGAATTTATCTTCCAACTCTTGAAGATTGGTTGTTACAAAGATACTGCAGATCCATATGCAATATCGTTTGATTCTTGTGCAATTGGTTTTGCTTTAGATTGTGGTATTGGTGGTGGAAAGGGTGTTGGTGCATCAATTACTGGAATCAAAGGTAGATTAAATCCACAGTACACAAGAATCCTGGGACAGTTTTCTGAAACTGGCACGATGGTGTTGATGGATGACACTCCATATAATACTAGACTTGTTATTGAACATGGTCCTAGTAAATCTGGTATTCATATTTCAGACAACGGTGATGTTAGAATTACTAATGCACAGAGAAAAACAGAAGTTGTAGTTAAAGATAATGACATCATTGTGCATGGAAATGTAAACATGATGGTTGATGGTAACTACCATTTAAAAGTTGGTAAGGACTATCACTTAGAAGTTCTAGGTCATTATAATTTGTCTGTTAATAAAGAAAGTAAAGCAACATACTATGGAGAACATAAATCGATATTTAAAAATGACTCCAGAATAGAAGCTACAAATGGATTAGCACTAACTGCTTCTAAACTTGGACTATCTGCATCTGGTCAGTATGAATTATTTGCTCCAGTTTCTACTCAGTGGGTCAATGAGGCAAATAATATTTGTATTGGTTCTTATAATATAATTACTACTTTCTATAACAAACATGTAGGTCTCAATAACTTTACTCAAATTGTTGGTAACAATATCTTGAATAGAATTGGAACATCATTTGAGATTGGTATTGGAAGTCAGAATAAAACCCAACTTGGAACTGAACAAGATTGGTATGGTGGTACATTCACAGAGATTGGTACTGGAATTTGGAGTGAGAACAAATTATCAGCAGATCAAAAAAGTACTTTGGGTGTGTCATCATACACCAAAGCTTCTGCATATGTTGATTCAATTGTTGGTGCTAAATTTACTAACACCACTGGAATATTTTCAGATGCTGCTCAAGGTCTCAAGTTTACTAATTCAGCTGCTATCAACTTCTTTAACGCACCACTCACCATCACCACTTGACACCTGATAGGTTTTATATTATACTTGTATCAACACAGGAGAAGCTCCATGGAAGTAAGACCCGATTCAACTTTACAATCAGTCAAAGTTAATATGTTAACAAGAGTCGTAACTTTGATAGGTCATGATGGAGAGACAGTGGAGGTTGAGAACAATACTGCTAATGAATTTGTACAAATGTGTACCTTTATCAATGAATCTTTGACCGATGATATGATAGAGTATACTTATTGACAACGCACGGAACACAGTGTATAATGTATAGGTAAGAGGTCAAAACCTCAGTGAAATTCCGGCTTTGTTTACCAAAAAGTCGGGAAAAAAATTCCAGGCCAAAATTGACTGTAGGCCTTTTTCGGGACGGTGGTGGAATTGGTAGACACACCAGACTTAAAATCTGTCGAGCATTACGCTCATGAGGGTTCAAGTCCCTCTCGTCCTATTTTGTACTCCGTAAATATCGGGTTATATACACGGAAAAAACCCTATAAATAAAGGGTTTTGCTTGTATAAATAAATCCAGGATATCCAAGCGCTCGGAGATAACACACATGGCTCTAACAAGAGTAACTTCAGGTGGAATTGCACCTGGTGTTGAAATTAAATTTAATGCACAGAATGAACCTAAGATGACAGGTAACTTACCTGCTATCAGCTTTAATGGGGACACTGACACTGGTATGTACCAATCTGCTGCAAATGAAATTTCATTTGCTACTGCAGGAATTAAGAGATTTACCATTGGTGCAGATGGTAAACTAAAGACATATAGAGATGCATCTGATACTGACGGTAGTATTGTTGGTGGTACAAACCCCGACTTTGATAATGCAACAAATATCATGTTGTATGTTAATCAGTCTGACTTGAATGCGACTGACTCGATTGGTAATAATGGTGGTAACGTTAATAGTCCATTCAAAACGATTGAAAGAGCACTTCTTGAAGCCGCTAGGAGAAGTTATGTAGCGGATACAGGAAGTAGTATCCCCGGATCTGGTGGTGATCACGAAAATGACAGATTTGAAGCATATACCATTATGGTTATGCCTGGTGATTACACTGTTGATAACAGACCAGGTGTTATTGGTAATTCAAACCTAACTTTCGGTACATTTGAAGAGGAACTTTATAAGTTCAACCCTAAGAATGGTGGTATTATCGTTCCTCGCGGTACTTCCATTGTTGGTTATGATTTAAGAAAAACTGTTATTAGACCAAAATTCGTTCCTAACCCATCATCGACTCTGGGCGCAGATACTGGTGATCAGGTTGGAGCAGCATATCAGTCGAATTCTACGACTCTTGATGCTGCAAATATGATTGAGAAAGCTCGTGGATATATTGTAGATCAAGCTTTCGTTGCTGCTGATACACAGTTCCCATCTGTACTCAAGATCAATTCTAAGTGTAAGAGAGATATTGGTATTGTTGTTGATGCATGGATTGCTGACCTTCGTGAAGGTGGTAACGCAAATACGTTTGTTGCTGGTGAAAGATATACAAACGGTACTGCTCTGCAACACATTACTGGAACTAACGAAAAAGCTGCTACTTTATGGGCAATTGACTATGCGATGACAGTTGCTATTAAAGCTGCTCATGCATTTGGTTCTGGTTATACTCATACATCAGTTGCTGGTAGTACAGTTGCACAACCAACATATACGGTTGGTGTAGAATATCAGTCTGCTGGTGATTGTTCAAGTATTGACACTGGTCTTGCAGCACTTGGTGGTGCTGTTAGTGGACCTTCTTCAGTATCTTCAGATGGTGTTTTTGCAATTATCCTTAACAACCCAAATACTTACACTGAATTAGTTGAGAAGACTCCTGGTGTATATGAGAGAACTGCAATCTTCAAAGTAACTGGTGGTTGCTACTTCTGGCAGATGACCTTTAAGGATGCAAAAACTGCTCCTGCAAACGGTGTAACTTATTCAGGTGGTGTTCCAACATTCGCAACTGCTGCTAGTGCTGCGTATTCACACCATAGAGTTGTCTCATTCACATACGCAGATCAAAGAACTGTTGATGGTGAACTTGCGACATACTATAAGAAGATTGACCATTGGGATACAACCCTTGATGGTGGTAATGCAAGAGCAGCAAGAAGAGAAGAATTTGAGATTGTTGGTGATAGAACTCTAAGTACAACTATTGATACCGTTAACGGTTGTTCTCCTTATATCTTTAACTGCTCGCTACGTTCTGTCTTCGGACTTTGTGGTATGCACACTGATGGTAGTAAAGTCTCTGAGAAGAGCTTTAAATCCATGGTTGTTGCACAGTTTACGGGTATTTCACTCCAGAGAGATAATAACGCATTCTGGCAACCAAAAGACGCAGAAGGTGATCCAAACAATACAAGCTTCAATGATCCGAATGGTGTTACTAACCCACCAATCTATGCTGACCCAGATGCACAATATCGTCCATCTTGGAGACACTTCCACATTAAGGCAACAGACGGCGCTTTCATTCAGGTAGTTTCGGTCTTCGCAGTTGGTTATGCAGACCAGTTCTTGTCTGAAAGTGGTGGTGACATGTCGATCACCAACTCTAACTCCAACTTTGGTCAAATTTCACTTCGTGCAAAAGGATCACAGGCTCAATCATTTGCTCCTGCAGCACAAGGTAAGATTACTGCTATTATTCCACCTAGAGGTATTTCTTCTACGGAATCTACTGCAGAATTCTATGCAATTGACTATAATACAACTTGGCAGAAAAATGGTCAGGGTGACAAAAACTATAATGCTGGTTTTGTAGCTACGTTTACATCTAACCAAAACCAATTTAGATTATATCTTGATATTGGTGGTCTAAACTCAGAAAAAGACATTCCAGAACTTATTGTTGATGCATTTGACTATACGACTAACTCAACAGTAACTAAGAGATTCCTAAACTTTGGTAGTAACAACAACTATAATCTTTTCAGAGATTATTATAGTACTACTGGTGTTGCTCCTTCTTCTGAAGCCCAAATTCAAACTATTGTTGAAACAGAAGATGGTGGTACAACCAATTATACAGCAAGAATTTCTCTCAATGGTGTAACAACGGGTGAAACTACTGGTGAAAACGCAGAAAGACAAGGTTATTTCTGGGATCCAACTGTAAATAAAGTTTATATAAAAGTAAATGCTAGTGATGCAGCAACTGATTCTTTCCTAACAAACTTTATATTTGCAACAACAACTGAAGCGGTATTTACTACAAATGAAGTAACAAATCCAGATGGTTCTATCTCGATTGTTACTGGAACAAGTGATATTACGGTTCTACAGTACTTCGATGGTTTCCCATCAACTCTACAAACTTCTAAGTTTATTGATGGTCGTGCTTCATCACCATCTGATCTATTATGGAGAGTTGAATATACTATTCCTAAGTCATCTCAAACTATTCCAAAACCACCAGAAAAGAGATTTATCATTAAGGGTACTAGGTTGGATAATGATGGTACTGGAATGCCATATACGGATTTCAGATTCCAGGTATTTGATGTTGAAGAAGTCACTTCATGGGAATCTAACGTAAGAGACGGTGTTTATTATCTAACTATTATTAGATCTGACGTTAATACCTTCATGTATGGTACTAACAATAATTCAGAAACAATTACTAGAAGACCTCTAGAAAACAATTCTGCATCATTCACAGTTAATAAAATCGAAGGTCTTAACTTGTTCGATAAGGACTGTAGAGTATCTTCCAATATTAACTACCTATATCCATCCGTTAACGAGGAAGGTCCTACTTATGATATTAGAAGAATCTGGAACCCACCACAGGCAGATTCCCGTGTTCTAGTTGAAGCTATTGGTGGTGGTAAGAGAGTCAAGGATTTATCTGTTCCTAACGCAGCTTACTTCTATTCTGGAGTTACTACCACACCATTTAAAGAAGTTCCATCTATGACTTCTGTGACTGCTGAAGCATGTCATAGACTTGTACAGTCACTAGATTTGAGTTACGCTGGACCAACATCATCTGCTAATGCTACACCTGTTATCGCTCCGGTTGTTTCTTGGGATTCCAGAAGTAGTTACAGTGATCACACAACATCTAATGTAAATGTTTACGGTTCTGGTTCCTATCGTCGTGGTAACAATGGTTTGTTATCAGGTATTTCTTCTACTGTTAATCAAAATATATTTGGTATTAATGGTGAAGCAAATGAGAGAAGAATTGTTGTTGTAGAAAGAAATAAGAGTTACACTGCACCATCTGAAACTAATACAGTTTCGATGACTAATGCATCACCAACGGTTCCTCTATTCAGACCATCTATCCTACGTGCATCTTCACACACTTGGGAATATGTCGGTCTTGGTTCTGGTAACTACTCAACTGGTTTCCCCAACCTACAGACCAGAGTTCTTAAGCCCTACGAACAGTTTATTGCACAGGGTTATGAAAACGCAGGTGGTTTCGTTGCATCTTCTGGTACAAACTCTAACGGTGACTTCTATATTGGTTCGCAGGTTGTACAAGCAGGTGGTACTTCTACAGTTACACTAAACGTTCCTAAAGTTCGTAAGTCTTCTGAATCTAACTATGTTGACATCACTAACCTAGAGAACAGAATTTCTAACGCAGTTGTTAACGTTACTGCAACAACCGCTAAGAACAGTGCTGGTCAGTCTGCACTTAAAGCACTATCTAACTTCTTTAATACTGCGAAACTTAGTGTTACTGATAGAGCAACTATTCAAAACCTTATTGTTAATGAAAGATTGTTTATTGCAAGTACTAGAATTGCTAATGGAGAGAAATTCCCAGAAGCAAACCAGGAAGCATATGGTTTTGTAAAAGGTGCAAGACCAGAAAAAACTGGTTACATCTCAACTGATACTAACGATAGACTCTATGTTTCTCCTAAATTCCTCGATGCTTGGAGAATTAAGAGACAACTTATCTCTGCTTCTAACGTTACACTAGATAATAACAGAATTTATATCCAACCATTGAGTAGAACTCTAATGGATAATAGTGCAGCAGGATCTGTTGCTCTAACCTCTACATCTACTTCAGTTAAAGTTAAGGAAGCATCTGGTATTCCATCATTTGGTATTGTTGACGTTGGTATGCAACTTAAGTATGTTGAATCTAATGACTTTAAGACAGTTGGAAGTACAGATACGTATTTAAATCCTCAAATTTTAGTATCACTTTATTATACTGGTATTGACTACACGACCAATACAATTACACTAAGTTCAACTCAAAACTATAAGAATAGACAATCATATCTAGAAGATGTTCTAGGTACAGGTGCTTATTCAAATATTATCAAACATTGGTCAAACCCAATTGATGATGGTGCTAGTGCTAGTGAAAAAGATATTAAGTATCTAAGATCAGTTCTTACATCAAACGTAGATGTTGATAGTGTTGGTAACCCAACGCCTGCATCTCCCGTTACAATATCAATTGTAGCTAGTGATTGGAATAATTTCCCAGATCGTGGTGCTGTAACATTACGTGAAAATCCAGCTAATGGAACATATAGATATTCGACTTATATTTACTATAAGTCAAGTTCTTCTGGAAACCTCGTTCTTGTAAGAAAAGTACCTAATGCTTCTGCTAATGATACTGGTCATACATATATGACCAATTATAATAACCAACTAGCTGGTGTACCAAGTAAGAACGTATTCTTCTCCGGTTGTACAACTACAGTTTCCTTCTATGATAGATGGGCAAAAGAAGAACCATTCATTCCTTCTGTTGAGTCTATTTCTGAGGATGTTGATCTAGAGTCTGCAACTCTATATACAGTTCCAGAAAAAGTTGATGCTTATACTGGTGAAATTGATGAGAGTTTCGTTGATAATTCTCTACCAAACCCATTCAGTGCTAAAGCACTTGGTGTTAACTTACAGAACAGACAAGCTGTTAAGAAGTTCTCACCATTAGCAACATTCCGACAGGCTCAAACTTGGTGTGAAATATCTGGTTTTGGTCTACAAGATAATGTTGAACTTCTACTCAAACCAGGTTATTACAAACTAGATGGTGCTTCATTCCCATGTCAACTTACCATTAATGGTACTGGTCTTACTAAGAGTAATATTTACGCTGGTAAAGAACAAACTGGTACATCCGCTGGTAGGATGGGTGGATTCCTAGAGTCTACCGTTAAGAGAGGAGATAGTATCTATCTATATCGTGCTCCATCATTCTATGATCAATATGGTAGAAATAGTGACTCATTCTATTCAAGTGTTTCTGGTGGTCTAACTTCTAAAGGTGGTTTTAGTTTAAATAATGTTCACTTCTTGGGTATAAATGATGCTATCACCAAGAACGAAATTCTTGATGAAACTTATTCATCTGATAGCAAGACATCTGAGTCTAGAAAACTTGTAAGAAAAGCATGGTACATTAAAACTAGTGCTGGATTCCCTGCATCTACAAAAGGTGTTGCTGGTGGACTAATGTTTACCGGAAAACAGAGTGCAACTGCTACTGGTAATGCAAAACTAGATCCATACATTCACAGTGATGACTTCTTAGTTGCAAAACTTGCTACAGCTGAAAGTCTAACTGGTAGTGGTGATGACTGTATTCTAAATCCAGGTGGAACAAATTTCCCTGGCACAGATCTTGATCTAACACAAAATGCTCGTTATATGACTATAACGCTTGATGCAGCTCAATTTACATCAACTTCTGGATCACCTTCTGATGCACAGAGATTTATCTGGGCAAGAAATTATATTATTCCTGGTACAACAATGTACTGGTTGCAGAACACTTCTGATGATGTAACAAATTCCACTCCTTCTGCTAAAGTTATTAACGTTAGATACGTTAATAGAACTATTGAAGAAAATCCTGCTAATTGGCAAACTGGTGCTAACTCCGAAAAAATTGTAATTCTAGTTTCAGTCTCCAGAGTTGGTGGTACTAATACCAATGATGGTAACAGTGGATCATTTACAAATACCACTGAAGATTTAGATTTGAGTACCTATGTTAATAGTAATAATGCAAACATGGTATTCGTTAACAGAGATGGTGACGAATTTACAACTCTTGCATATAACTGGTGTCTTGCAAGAAGAAGACAAGTCCTACCAAAAGGATTTGCGTGGGCTGGTGGTTATCAAGGTGCGATTATTAAGACAGTTCCTGCTCAAGCTGCTTCTGGTGTTTTGGTATTATCATTAAATGATACAACAACATTGAAAGATGGTGATATTATTTTTGGTCCAGGTATTGCAACTGGTACTACAATTACTGTCAATAGTTCAACTGAGATTGGATTAAGTGATGCTACAACTGCAATAATCACTGCAAACACTAAAGTATCATTTACACAATCAGATGATTTTGGTAATGAAATTGCCAAGTTTGATACTCCAGAAATCTTTGGTATTATTAATGGTTATGATAGAGGAACAATTAACCTCGTTATCGACTTGAATCCAAGTGTAGAAATTGATAGTTCTATTAGACCATATCCTCACTCGGATTTCTATTCTTATGTTGCTATGATTCTGCAACTAAGAAGTGACACTAATGAAGATGGTGGTGTAACTCTTCCTTATAAATTCAATGGATTTAAGAGAATTACTGGTACTACATCTAACAGATTTGTACTACTACAAGTTTCTCCAAATGAACTATACAGTTCTGGAGATAGTGTAGGTGCTGTTGAAAGTCCAGAAGGCAATGCTAGTTCATATGTAGATAATGCTGGTATTAACTCTGGTATCATGGGTAGATTTGGTGGATTTACACCATTTGCTCTAGGTGCAGCTGGTGCTGATGGTACTGGTGCTGCATTCTCTAGTGGTCAAGTTACATTCTCTAGTGCTGATACCACCGCTAAAATTAAAGCAGCACTGGATTCAGCATTAGCATCTAATGGTACTGGTTACAACTCTCGTGCTAAAGTAATTCTAATTCCACAGGGAGGTGCAACTGGTGTTGGTGCAAATATTTCTGTAAACAGAAGTGAAGCTTCTGGTTATGGAATTGTTTCTTTCTCCGTAAGTGGTACTATCAGTACGCAATACAATGGAACGTTTACTGCACTTATTGAAGATGGTAGAGGTTTCATTGACGTTAATGGTACTGCTGTTAGTACTTCTGCTACCAGTTTCGCCAATGATGAACAATTTATTGCAGTTGCTAAATCCAACCTACTTGCTCCTGTTTGTCCATATCTAGATTCTGGTACTACTAGAGATAATGCTATTGGTAAGAACATTTACCTTAACTGGCCGTTCAACCATAGAGCTTTAAGAAAAAGATTTAAGGCAGCTGTTCTCCCATGTACTGGTAACTTTACTTCACCACTTATTAATGTTGATGCAATTCCTGGTTCAAATGTTCCATTCTCACTTGCAAATTGTACAATCGGTGGTCAGTCCCCATCGGATCCTCTCGCAAATAGATTTGGTGGTGGATATGGTGGTGGACTAATTCGTGCAAGAGGTTCAAATCTATCACTCAGTGGTCTAAGAATTAGAGGTAACCTATCTCTTGACTGGACTGGATTGATGTATACTGGTAGTTCACGTGCTGGTGGTTCATTCACATATGGACACTCTGTAGAACTACTACAGATGGAAGATGAGAATTCATTACAAGCTTTGGGTGGAACAAATGCAAGGAGACTTGGTGTTGCAAGAGATGACGAAGATTTCCAAAGAGTTTCTGGTTTCAATACAGATCAAACTCTGTTCTTAGAACCATCTAAGACTCCGTATGGAGATTTAGCTGACGCTGATGCAAGAACATTCCCGATTTCTAGTTATCAGGCAATTAGAAGATTTAACCAAGGTGCATCAGTTACATTCCCACAAGTAGATGATTCTAATGGAGTTCAAATCTTCCCTGCAGTTACTATCCCTGCAGGAGGACTTCTAACAAGAACTTCAATCAATGAAAGATTCTTGACACCAAAACCAGTTAGATATAATGATTTAAATTCAGGATATACTAGTGGTGATGCATCTGCATTTAGACTAAGATGGAATAATAGTGGATCCACTGTTTCCAATGGAAGTTCTGTTGGTGGTTCTATTTCCTCCAAAGAATTGACATTCTTATATCCTGTTAATGATGCCGAATTTGTTAAGAATATCTTCGTTGGTGCATTTGCATCCAAGATTGTTAAAACAACAAACATTGACACTTGTTACGCAACTGTAACTAATGTTACATTACCAACTACAGCATACAATGATGCTGGTGTTGCAACTGGTGGTGGTATCTATAGACTTGCAAGAATTAGATATAGTGGTTCAATTCCACTTTCAACTGCTGACGGTTCTAATCTATTGTTCTTAACAAGTTACTTAACTACAAATAGATATAAGTACACTACGACTACAACTTCTAGATATGCAAAGGTTAATTATCAGGGTCACTCCAATCTTAACCTAATCGAAAGTGGAACTCAGTATGAAATTCATGCTGACATTAAAGTTGAAAAAACTGGAACACCTACAACAAATCTAACTAGAAGTGCTATAGTTTATCTACATTCTGGTAGAGTAGGATCAACACCAGCTCAAGCATATTTGACAACGAATGGTTCAGGAAATATTACTTCACTTGACTTTATTACCTATGGTTCCGGTCATCTTGAGTCAGATGTATTTACAGTCAGACAAACATCAAGTGCTGGATCTGCCGTAGTTACAAGTGGTATTACATTAACAGCAGTTAGAAACCTAACTGATAACATTGAAATGTTTGAACCCGGTGAAATGATTGGTGTTCTACCATCTAACTGTTTTGTTCTTAATAGTATCAATAACCCAAGTACTGCTAACTTGGTAACTGCACTCAAGAAAGCGAAAACATTATTTAAACCAGGAAGTTATGTCCTTCTTGGAAGTACTTATTATAAGATTGCTGAGGATGATCAATCATATCCAAACAAACCTTATCTCGGTGTGTATAAGTATGTAAATGAAAATAACACCGCTGATATTCGTGCAAACCTAGTTGTTATGCTCGAAGATGTTGAATATCAACCAACTTATGGATCTAACACTAGATTTGATATCTTTGATAATGATAATGTATTAGATTACTGGCCTGAAAAAGGTAAGGTAATGATTGGTGATCTAGAACTATGCGATTTTGCTAAGACTGGAGATCCTACATCAAATACTGGTTATACTATTACTCTACAAAGAGAAATGGAACAATACTTCCCATCATATATTCGTGACTGGGAAGGTCTAGATCCACTTGAGAGTTTGGCGCAAGACGTTACTGTTGGTTCTTTCATTCCAACATCACTAAAACTTGCTGATCCAGTTGATGTTACATGCACTGGTCTTAAGAGAATTGCTGGTAAGAATGCACAGGTGGTAGAGAATGTTAGTGTACCTAATGCATATATTGCTCCTGACGGAAAGTACAATACTCAAGTTGCACGGATCAATATTGAAGCTGACTCTGATCGCAATATTGCGAGAGAAAAACTATCTATCGGTCAGGTAGTACATATGCCTTATGTTGATTTGGGTGTTAACTATAGTTATTCACCATTCAACACTGCTAGTTTTAAAATTGGTCCTGCTTTAGGTGAACCTGGTTCTAACGTATCTACAAACCGTGCAGGTGACCTCAGAATTAGTGGTAAATTGACTAGTTCCACTCTTAAGTATTTTAATTATTGGTATAGATATCACATTCTTAACAATACTAGAGATAATGCAGCGATTTATAATGCTGTAAGTTCCCTCGCAACTACGAAGATTTACTGGTCACCTGGTGGAAGAAATAGATTATCTGGTGCTGGTTATTACATGACATCTAATGGTATTAGATTCTATGGTTATAGATGGTACTCTCTAGATTCTGCTCAGGTAACCGCAGGTAGTTCTGATGTTGTTATTAGTAGTGGAGATACTATGTATATCCAGACTGAGGGTGAATATACTGCAACGCTAGGATCTGGTGGTATCTTAAATGTTACTTCTATGACTAGTGGTGGTTTATTCTTAGGTCAATCAATTTCTGGTACTGGTATTCCTGCAAATGCTTATATTTCTGGATATGCTGGTTACAATGAACCATCTGGAGTTGCATTGACTGGTAGAGGTGGTACTGGTACTTATGTTGTTAGTGTTGCTGGTGCTGTAACATCTACTACTGCTGGTAGTACTACCGTAACCGGTACTAAACCTGCTAGTGGTCAAGACTATGCAGTCTACTATCCTGGTCAAACTGGATACTGGCAGAGAAGGGTTACGAACAAACAATATAATTCTAGTAATGGTAAAACAACTCTAACCTTTAATAGTACTACTTCTAATACATTTAGTGGTGGTTCTATCTTGATGTACTTCTATGGTGCATCTGAAGATAATGTTGTTCTTGCACTAGACAAAGCACTTCTTCAGGATTGTCAAACAACTGCTGGTCAAGCAGGAAATGAATTTAAACTGTCTTGGAACCTTACTAAGACTAGAGGACAAACAAATCTAGCGAAAGTATTTAAGTCTAGAATTATAGACATTGGTGATGAAGGAAGCGGTGGTCTTAATCTTTATCTTGCTGATCCACTACCAGAAGATTATTCCTCTGATGCTAATCATAGAAATCTTGGATTCCTGTTTGTTAACTATGGTGGTTGGACATATCCTTCACAGGGAGGTTCAACTTTCCGTGCAAACAACGCTGCTCCTGGATCTACTAACACCCAATTGTTACTTCCAAATAGAGCAGGAAGAATTCAGCCCGGTGATACTATTAGATATTCATATGAAGATGATGTATCTTCAACTGAAAAGGAAGCAACACCTGAAGTTGTAAACTATAGTGCTCAAATTATTAATGTATCAGCAGTATCTAATGGTTATTCCACAGTTACTCTCTCATCTCCTCATATCTTATATACTGGTCATACTCATAAACAACAGTGGTTGAGTATTGGAGATATCTTCATAAGTCATAGAACAGGTAACTTTGTTACTAATGGTCCTGTGATGGATTCGTTTATCTTCAGTGATACTGGTCTTAAGATGACATTTGGTGAATATCGTATGTGGTATGAAAATATTAATAACTACATTAGTATTACGAATGGTATCACAGGACGTGCTGGTTGGGTTGGTAACTTCGCATTATCTTCTACTGGTAAGAAAGTAGGTGGTCTTGGATTAGGTGGTGCTTCTGCAATTCAGTGGGGTAGACAATACAACACTGGTGTATGGTTGGCTGCACACCCAACAACCCCAAGATGGGTTAATTATGATGATCGCTATTCTAGTAAAACAGATTTCTCTAACTTGATGATGCAGATCCAAAGTAATGCAAGTATTGAAGATTGGATGACCACTAGAAAAACTACACCTAATTTTGAAGGTTCTGGTAGTGATAACACTGCATTCTATCCAATCAACCACAGTCACTTAACATGTGGTAGTCTGTATGCTGGTCTAAACACCGCAAACACTGCATTTGGTTATGCCGGTGCATATGATACCGCTCAATATCAATGGTCACCATCTTCTACTAAGTTAGAAATTGGTCTTCAGGATGGTGTTGTTGATACATCTGATGGTAGTATTAGTGCTGGTGGATCTGGATCTAGAGTTACTGAAGGATTAATCATCAGTCATGTACAACATTATAAACCAATTGGATGGCCTTCTATGGATTCTGGTGCAAGTTTTGCATTAAATTCTAATACGGCATCTTTGAATATAACTACTTCTACTAGTAGTAAAACTGTTTCAAAACCAAGTGGCGGTGCTACATTTACCCAACATTTAATGCCAGGTGATCAACTCTATAGTTCTGCTGGTGGCGGAAACGTTACAAATCCTACTTGGGTTGGAACAATTGCTTCTATCGAAAGTGGTAGTTCACTGACACTAGAAGCAAATGCTGCTGTTACTGTTACTAATACCTCTACATGGGGTGTTATTTCCAGTAGAGTTAAACAAGCAGGAATTAATGCTCCTAACCAATCACTTATTTTCTCTGGTAATTCACAAGCATCCGGTTTGACAATTACTAATGGTGGTGTTCTTGCAAATAGAATATCTAATGCCTTTGATACTCCTGGTAACAATGTTATCAAATCTGCTGTGGCAGGTTTTGATAAATATAACTTTGCTTTCAGAATCCAGAAGAGAACATACAACCAAACTCCTCTACTAAATACCAGAGGAGAGATCACTCCGGTTGATGGTCCAACATCTGCTAACAAAGTTATGTTACCTAGAATTGGTGATTTATCGGAGTTCCAAGGACAACTTATGAATGTAGCTGTTACGAGACTTAATCCTAAGACTCATATTGAACGTTCTATTTCTGTCGTTGGATCTCAAATTAATATCTAAATGGAGACTGAATATGTCATTCTTTTTAACAGATTCGCAAGAAGATGAATTGAATTTATTTCTAGACGAAGAGAATAGAAAAATGTGCGAGGAGCAACTAGAATCTAGGATGCTCCCCGACGATCTAGCTGAAATAGTAAAGAAGTCAGTTGAATCAGATAGTCCTTTGCCTGCTTTTGATCCAATCGTAGGATACTATACGATTTCATTTACACCATGTAGTGATGGAAATAGAATTTATGCCCATCATCATTTGACTAATAAATCAGTAGCATTGTGTGATCCAGCTAGAGATGACATTAATTTAGATGCTGCTGGTATTAATGCTTTACAACAGGAATCTATACCAGAAGATACAACATTTACTGATGATGTTGAACTTGAAACTATGCCGGCAGAGATTACAACTGAAGAAGTTGTTGCTAATTATGGTGGGCCACCACAATCTGTCTTAGATGAAATGGGTGTTTCTAGTGTTGATGAGTTTATTCAAAATGAAAATTCAGTTAATGAAACTATTATTCCAGATGATGCTGAAATGGAAGCATTAGATCTAAGTGATGAACAAATTGCTGAAATAGAAGCAAATTTAAATCAATAAATAGAAGAGGGATATATATCCCTCTTTTTTGTAGGTATATACCTTTATTCGGAGTTGAGCTAAATGGCAACAACAATCAAATTAAAGTCTAGTGCTACTGCTAGTGCAGTACCTTCTTTAAGCAACTTATCTCTAAGAGAGTTGGCAATCAATACTGCTGACGGAAAAATTTATATTAGAAAAGGTGATGGAAGTAATAGTGATACCGTCATAGATGTAGGTGGACAAGCGACAAATACTGCAGTAAATGATGCTCTTGCTCTTGCAATCGCATTAGGATAAGAACATGGCAAATATATTTAAAAGTTTTACAGATACTGGTGTAGGTACATCTGAAGCGACAGCATATACTGTCCCTTCTGCTACTGTTGCAGTTGTTATTGGTTTGAACGTTGCCAATATCACAGGTAATCAAATAAACGTTGATTTAAAAGTTGATAAAGCATCTGGAGATGATGTTTTTCTAGTAAAAAATATTCCAATTCCCAACGGAGCATCTTTTGAATTTAATGCTGGGAATAAATTCGTTTTGCAGACAGGAGATGCAATAAAAATAGTCTCAGACACAGCATCAAGCGTAGATGTTATTGTCAGTGTCCTAGAACAAACCTGAGGTAAGTAATGGCATATATTGGAAGGACACCATCGTTTGGTGAGGTAATAGTATTAAAAAATATTGAATCGGGTTTCAATGGTTCTACAGATACTTTTGATCTTCACCGAACAGTAAACGGTGTAGATCAAGATTTTTATGCTATATCATCAGAACACTTAATAGTATCTCTTGGTGGTGTTCTTCAAGAACCTGATAGAACTGGCAATACAGGATTTTATATTAATGGCAATCAAATTATTTTTGCTGTTGCGCCGTCAGCTGGAACGAATTGTTTTATAATTTCATATGGTCATGTTCTTGATATCGGTACTGCTGCTGATGGATCAGTAACATCTGCAAAGATTGCAGCACCCGGTCCAACATGGGATGCAGCTGGTAATTTAAGTATCAATGGTAATGGATATGTTGACATTCCTGCTGGTACGACTGCACAAAGACCAGGTTCAGCGAATACTGGAATGTTGCGTTTCAATACCAACTTCAATAGATATGAAGGATATGACGGTAGTAGTTGGGGTAGTCTAGGCGGTGCTTCTGGTGCTGGTGGAGACTCTGTATTTTACGAGAATGATATTAATGTGACAACGAACTATACAATTACAACTAACAAAAATGCCATGTCGGCAGGACCCATCACAATAAATAATAGTGCAACGGTAACCATTCCTAACGGAACAACATGGACGGTAGTGTAAAATGGCAGTAACTATTAACGGAACGACTGGTATTCTTGCACCAGATATTGGAATTGATGGTACAACTTTAACAGTTGATGCAGTAAATAACCGTGTTGGTATTGCAACTAGCAGTCCTGGAACGCCATTAGATGTTGCTGGAGAAATTCAATCTGATACAGGACTTAAAGTAGCAGGACACCCAGTAGTTGGTTATGCAACAATTACAGGAGGTTATGCAGCAAGACTTGGTTCAACTGGATCTACTACTTTAAATAAAACACAAATTTATGCAAGGGGTGCTGAGGTTGCAACCTTTGATGGTGCTAATGGTCATGTTGGCATCGGCACTGATAGTCCACAGACTGAATTAGAAATACAATCTGCAACAGATCCAAAAATAAGATTACAAAGTCAAGAATCTGGTAATAAGAGATTAGAATTATGGATAGATGGTGGAGAGGCAATCGGTTACATTGCAGCAGATCAATCTGCTTCACAACTTGCATTTAGAACCACTGGTTCGGAAAGACTTCGTATAGATTCTACTGGTAAACTTATCTCACAGTCAACACATTCAAATGGTGCAGTCAATGAAGCATTAAGATTAACCACACTTGGAACTTACTCATCTAGTAATTCATCTAATGCAGGTCCCGCTATATCTTTTGGTCAGTTCCATGGCAATTACCCCACTTGGACAACTGCACAAATAACAGGTATCAGAAAGGGTGCTAACTGGCATGGTGCTCTTTCTTTTTATACAAATGCTGGTAGTAGTGAAACAAATATTACTGAAAAACTTCGTATAGATGCTAATGGGCGAATATTAGTTGGACCTGGTGCAATTGCTACTCCTAAATGTGGTTATGCAGGTATTGATGTTCCCAATAATGATTGGGCTATTATAATGGGAGGTAGTGATGGAAATGGAAACAGGGCAAATAATGCAAATAAAGACGGACGATTTGCTGGTGCCCACTATGTAAATGCAGAAGAACCTGTTGGTATTATTAGATGCACATCTGGATCAAGTGCCAATGAACTCCACATGGGGGGTGGTACTTCTTTAGTAAATGCTGCAACACAGTTATCGTTCTATACTGCCACAAACACTACTACAACTGGTGGAACAGAAAAAATGCGTCTGACTGCAGATGCTGGTCTTGCTATAGTAACTGCTGGAAGTATGTCAGCAAATGCTGGTAATGAGACACTTTATATTCAAGGTGAAGGACATAATGGACACGGAATATCAAATACTCGTTCAGTAGTCAGTATTATCGGTGCGCTTACCAGTAATAATTCTGCTGCAGGATTATGGATTGGTACAAGAACCAATGAAAATACAGCAGTTATTGGTACTAGAACTGCAAGTGGTAATCTTGCCTTTGAAACTTATAATGGTGGATGGGGCGAGAGAATGCGACTGTTAAATACAGGTCAATTACTTGTTGGCAAATCATCTTTAGCTGCTCATCCTAATATGGATGACATACAAGTAGGAGATGGCAATGGAAATAGAGGTATTACTATCTCAAGCGGAACTGGTGCTTTTGGAACTGTTGCTTTTGGTGATAGTGCAGATGGATCAGGTAACGACAGATATGAAGGATATATTGAGTATTATCATAACAATGATAGTCTGAGACTTGGTACAGCTCATACTGAAAAAGTTAATATTGCATCCAATGGTGATGTAAGAATGGGGGCGGCATCATATGGAACTCCTAAAACTAAACTTGATATTATAGAAGACCAAAGTATTCCATATGGTATCACTGTTGCGGGATCTGCCGCTATGTTCGTAGGAGCAATGGTCAGGACACGTTATTACCTTGAGTTTTCCTGTGAATTTTATCAACACTCTACAAATACTTCAATACAATTGAAATTTTCTAGAAGTTCTAATGCTCCTTCAATAAGCATTGATTATTTTAGTGGTGGTGGATACCAAGTGGACCATGGAGTTTCTGGTGTTGCATACATATCATTCTACTCAGCAAACGGAAATACATTATATACTGGCACTAATCATCAATCAGCGTATGGTGGCGCAACTCCTAGTTGGTCTCATGGTGGCGGAACTACTGATGTTCTGTTCAAGTTATCTAATATTGCATATTCTAGTACTTCTATGTGCCACTTTAGAATAAATATGCCAAGAGGTGGTATTAATAACGTTACTGTAGACAGAACTACACCTTAATTAATAGGAGAGTTAAAATGACAGAGGAAGAACTACAAGCAGAAATCGAAGCACAAAAAGATCTGGTTCCGCATAATATAGCACAATTCAGCGATATAACTGTCGAATGGTCATATGATGATGAAAAACCAATGGCATGGTTGAGAGCGGTTAGAGACAAAAAGTTAGCAGAAACTGACTGGACTCAGAATCCTGATGTCCCCAAGGCAACCAGAGATAAGTGGAAAACATATCGTCAATCATTACGTGATGTCCCACAAGACAATCCTAATCCAACTTGGGATACAGCAAATGGTTTGGGTAATGTAACCTGGCCAGTTAAACCATAGATAAATACAACTATAAAGAAGTAATAAAATGAGCGCAGGATTTAGAGCTGGACAAGCTAACGACGGTTATCTACAGATAAACGGAACTGATATCTTAGCGGTATCTAGTGGAGTACTTGGTATTAAAAATACCGGTGCTCAGTCAGAAATGCGTTTATTTTGTGAATCGAGTAATGCTCATTATGCATCTTTAAAAGCACCTCCTCACAGTGACTTTATTGGTAACGTTACATTCACACTTCCAGGTACAGCTGGTAGTAGTGGACAAGTATTGCAGACTGATGGATCAGGAAATTTAAGTTGGACTAATAATTCCAGTGGAGGAGGCGGAGGAGTCTCAGATAAGATGTCTGAGGGTAATACCGAAGCAGAGGTAGTAGATACAGGTTCCGATGGTCACTTTAAGGTAACTACAGAAGGTGATGAAAGACTTCGTATAACTTCTACTGGTCAAATCCAACAAACCAATTTCAGTGGAATTGGTTTTCATATGTCGGGTTCAGGAGACCCAACATTACAAATAAGTGATACGGATGGGACAAACCAGCATGTTATGTTGGCACATAATGGTGGTGATTCTTATATCGTAACTCGAAATAATACATCTCACGGAGGTTTCAGAGTATATTCACAGAATGGAAGTGAAACTTTAACTAGACTTCGTATAGATTCTGTTGGTAACGTGTCATTGGGAACACCTTCTCCCAATAGTTACACCAACTACACTACACTTACTATTAATGGAACAAATGGTGGAGAAATTGATCTTGAAGCAAATGGAACACTTATTGGTGATATCTTTGCCGCCACTAGTGGATTGTATTTAACCACAAGAACATCAACCCCAATTTTATTTAGAACTAATGGCGGAAATGAAAGACTTCGTATTGGTCCTTCTGGACAAATTGGTCTTGGTGGTGCTAATTATGGTACTGCTGGTCAAGTATTAACATCTGGCGGTTCTGGTGCTGCTCCCACTTGGACAACAATATCAGGTGGAGGTGGTTCCTATGGAAACTCTGATGTAGATAACCATCTTAATACTGGTGGAGCTTCTTCTGGTCAAATTTTAAGTTGGAATGGTTCTGATTATGCTTGGGTTGCAGATCAAACTGGCAGTGGAGGAGGTGGAGGTCTCTCCGATCTTGTCGATGACACTAGTCCACAACTTGGTGGCAATTTAGATATTAATAGTAAAAATATAACTGGAACTGGTAATATTGATATTACTGGTAATGCTACTATCACTTCTACGGATAGTGGAAATTCTGCAGGTCCAGAACTTTCTCTATACAGAAATAGTTCTTCACCTGCTAATGCCGATTATATTGGACAGATTAAGTTTCAAGGTGAAAGCAGTACCGGTGCGACTCGTCTTTATGCCAAAATTACAGGTAAGATTGGTGACCCCACCAATGGTTCTGAAGATGGTATTATTGAGATCGCTCACAGAAAGAATGGATCTAACAACATTAGTGCTAGATGGAATCAAGATGAACTTCAACTTATCAATGGAACTGAACTGAGTCTTGGTGATGATCAGAAGATTAAAGTTGGTACTGGTGATGACTTACAACTATATCATGCTAGTGGTGGTTCATATATTGATAATACTACCGGCGATTTTTACATTCGTGGTGCTAATGGAAGTAATTTAAGAATACAATCTCCATCTGGCGAAAATAGTGTTGTTGCTCAAGCAAATGGTGGAGTAGAACTTTATTACGATAATACCAAGAGACTTGAAACCACTTATGCTGGTGCTACACTCACAGGAGCACTAACTGCTACTTCTTTTGTTAAATCTGGCGGAACATCTTCTCAATATTTGATGGCAGATGGTTCTGTTAGTACTGGTGGTGGCGGATCAGGAATCTCTAATGTCGTTGAAGATACAACACCACAACTTGGTGGAAATCTTGATGTGCAAGCTAGTGAGATTAACACAAGCACAACTAATGGTAATATCAAACTCACACCAAATGGAACTGGTGTTGTGGAGGTTAAAGGTGCTGGCGGTAATGATGGAATACTACAACTTAATTGTTCTGCAAATAGTCATGGTGTAAAAATTAAATCACCTCCACATAGTGCAGCTGCAAGTTATACATTAACTCTCCCAGATGATGATGGAAATGCCAATCAGGTATTACAGACTGATGGATCAGGAAATTTATCTTGGGCAACAGTATCCAGTGGCGGTGGCGGTGGTTCATCGGATAAGATTTCTGAAGGTAATACTGAAGCAGAAGTAGTAGATACAGGTTCTGATGGTCACTTTAAGGTAACTACAGAAGGAACAGAGAGAATGCGTATTCTCTCTGATGGCCGAGTAATTATGGGTGGTGGTTCTACTGTCTACGGAAATGCAAATGCTGATGATCTAGTTGTTGGTCATACTGGTTCAGGACATAGAGGTGGTATCACTATTGCTGCTGCAAGTAATCAAGATGCTCGCTTAGCATTCTCAAAGGGAACATCATTCTTTGATTCCTTGGCCGGATACATTGTGTATCAATTTAGTGACAATAGAATGGCAACCTATGTCAATATGGCGGAAAGGTTTGCTATTGATGCAGACGGAAAAATATTGATCGGTCATAATGGTCTAACTGATAGAATTAGTAGTTCTGCACTTGAAATCTATAAAGGAAATTCTGCTAATGACCTCGCAATAATTAATTCAACAGCTGATGATTCTGCTGGTGCAAGAAGTGGTAATTTATTATTCTCTGGAAGACAGAGTGGTGGTGAAAGAACCACCCTTGCTAGTATTGGGTCACATCATGAGGGTACTGCCGATGATGAAAAAGGCGTTTTGATGTTTAGAACTAATGATGGTAGTGATGGTGATTCACCAACAGAAAGACTTCGCATAGATTCTGATGGTCATATTCGTGCTTATGGAGATGCAGGCACATCAAGTATAGCAGATGCTAAAGCAGCATTTGCAACGATAAATGCTGTTGTGCCATCTGCTGGAGGTACTGCTGCTCTTAATGTACTGTCTCGCGGAAGTGGTACTCAAGAAAATATTGTTTTAAGATCTATTACTACTGATGGATGGGCGGGTGCTCAATTTAGAGCTGAAAATTATAATTTTACAATTAGGACAACAAACGTACTTACTGTAGATTTTAATGGTAGCGCACAGTTTAAAGGTAAAAATAGACCTTCTGGTCTTGATACAAGAATTAGTCAATATGGTTCTCTTTTAGTTGCAACATCAGGTGAACTTATATCGAATGCTAGATGTTCCATTGATTCTGGTAATGGAAACATTATAACTGAGGGTTCAATACAAGCAACAGGGGTTAACTTACAGAACTCTGCCACTTCATCTTGGTTCCAAACTGGAACTAGTATAGCCTCTTATCCTTATGTTTGGGCAGCTAAAAATTCATCATCAAATACTTGGCACTCTGGATTACAAACAGATGGTGATCTCTATTTGGGAGGTAATTTAGCTGGCACTAACAACATTGCACTTAATGGTAGCAATGGATCAGCATGGTTTAGTGGTAGTGTTGCTATTGGTGGAAATGCATCAGCTAATACAATAGATGAGTATGAAGAAGGCACTTGGGATCCAACAATTGTTCAAGGTTGGACTAATATTACCTATCAAAATCAAGTTGGATGGTATATAAAAATAGGAAGTTTGGTGACCGCTAGTGGCAGCATACAATTCTCTGGAACCAGTGCTAGCAATCAGATTCAATTAAGTATTCCATTTACACCAGGAGGATCTTCTGACACTGATGCTAGATCTATGGGTTCTATTTACTTCACTAATGCATCAATGACCAGTAATAGTCAAGGATTGGGTCAAGGACTTTATGCATATCCATCATATGGTGCTAACGTTAGAGCATATATAGTTGGTAATGCTGCTACGGTGAATTCAACTGGTAACGCTACAACTAAATGGCTTGAATATCAAATAACATTTAGGGTATCATAAATAATACGCCTAAACCTGTTTAGTTCGGAGGACTTCCCTAATGGCACTTACTGAAAGATTTGAAAACGATAAGATTGAAATCGTTGGTACATACAAAGCAATACAAGTACGTAAAGCAACTATCATCGAGAAAGATGGTGTAGAACTTACACGTTCTTTTCAACGTCATGCACTCGATTGTGGAACACTTAATGAGAGTGATGAACTGGTAGATACAGACATCAGTGGAGAAGATGCTGATGTTCAAGTAGTCTGCAATGCTGTATGGACACAAGCAGTGAAAGATGCATATAAAGCATATTTGATTGCTAATAAACCACCAGCACCAGAAGAGTGATAAATAATCAATAAAGCGGTAATACTGTGAGCACATTAAAGGTTAACAATTTACAAGTTGGTCAAGATGGGACCGCAGCTAATAACTATACACTTTATCAACCAGCATCACCAGATGGTACGGTAAGGTTAGGTTATGGCAATGCTGGAAGTGTTACTGATATACTCACATTAAAGAATAGTAAACTTGGTATTGGAACTAATAATCCAGACTTTAAATTTCATTCTAATGAAACTGGCGGTTCAACCATTGCTGGTTTATTTGAGACTAATCAGACAGATTCTTACATATCTTTCCAAGCAAGTGGAACAACAGCAAGTTCAACTGTTCGCATTGGTGCAGTTGCAGATAATCTTGTAGCATTTGTAAATGGTTTAGAAAGACTTCATATAGCTGCTAATGGGCATATGGGACTGGGTGTTACACCTAGTGCTTGGGCAGCAAATGGAGATTTCACAGGGTTACAAGTAAAGGGTGCTTCCTTATTTGGAAGAGGTAGTGGTGATGAGGATAGAGGTGGAATAGCAGTAAACTATTACCATACTGGTTCTGCCGAAAAGTATATTGCTAATGGAAATGCTGGCAGAATCTATCTGGCAGATGGAAATATTCATTTTAGTACTGCACCAGCAAACTCATCCGGCGCTGGTGCTGCGATGACCCTTACAGAAAGACTTCGTATCTTTCCTGATGGTAGGGTATCTTTAGGAGCAAATTTAGCTAGTTATACTAGTGACAATATGAGTAGTGCTGCGGATGATTTAGTTGTTACTACTCCTGCTGGTTCTAATGGTGGTATAACAATTGTTAATAGCGGTACTAGTGATATTGGTAATATATTCTTTGCGAATGGTACGGGTGAAACTGGAATTGGTAGAATACAATATGAACACCAGAGTAATTCATTTGCAATTACCACAAATAATACAGTAAAACTTAAGGTAGAAAGTGGCGGTGCAACCACGATGCATGTCAATAGTGCATCTCATGAAACATTTAGATTTACTACTCAGGGAGTAGATGAGGCAAAACTCATAATGAAGGATGCTGGTGATAATGATGATATCGTATTGAACACTGGTGGTGATAGTTGGTTTAATGGTGGTGATTTTGGTATAGGAACTACCACTCCAAGTTCTAATGGTGGAAGGACACTTGAAATTCGTGATGACGATACTCCTTCAATAAGACTTAATGATGGTAATCAATATATGGCATTATTCCAACTAAGGGGTAATGATCTTGAAATAAGAGGTTCCAATGGTCAACTGGAATTCTATACAGGAAATACTGATGGTGCATCGTCATCTCTAAGAGCTGCTATAACTTCTGCTGGGCATAAATGGACTCATAATGGTTCAATATTCCATGGTTCAAATGATGTAACTGATTTTACAGATGCTGCTCGTGATACGTATAATAATGTAAGTATTAGAGCAGGTTATGCTGGGGGTGATGTTTCGCCAACGAATAGAACTAGTGCTATTAAAATATATCCCGTTGGATCTAGAAGCACTACTACAGGCACTTTAACTGGTGGTATTGCTTGGCAACACTTAGATCCTAATAACGGTTCTTGGGGATCTAATTATGGTGAAGGTGCTCAAATGTGGATGGGTGCTGCACTTCATGATACTCCAGGACAGGAACGGGATCGTTTTAACCTGTGGATGAACAGTGGAACAACTGGTAACTCAAATCCAGGTAACCTTGCTATTGAAGCATATCCAAATGGAATGGTTCGTCATCCAAAAGTTCCTGCTTTCCTTGCAAAGGGTGGAACCGCATTGGTAAATAATACTAATACTATTATTGTAGGTTCTGGTACTGAATTCAATAATGGAAGTTGCTACAGCACTTCTAATGGAAGATTTACTGCACCGATAGATGGAATCTATCACTTCTCTTTCTGGGGTCTTTTATATCCACATGCTTCTGGTGTTTGCAACATTTATTATTCTAGAAATGGAGCTCAATATGGTCACTTAATTCAAGGTGGAGCAGACAGTAATAGTCATACGTCAAGATCTGGTACTATTATGATGTCTATGAATGCTAATGATTATGCAGAATTAAGGATTAACAGAGGTAGCAATACTGGAGTTAATGCTTATGGTTCTCAATGGAATATGTGTGGATTCCTTGTAGGGTAATATAAATACAATTAAACTCAACCAGAAAATTATGGATTATACAATTACATTAACCGATACCGAGAAAACGGCACTGGAATATATTGCTTATGATGTTGATGAGTGGATTACCAATTCAGCAAAAAATCGTGCTCGTGTTGCTATTGATGAAATTATTGTATTGAATGCTAATCATTGCAATGAAAACTCCATTGCGATTGCAGTTGGTAAAGATGCACAAGTTGCTCAAGCATTAGAACTTGGTGTCATTGATAAAGCAGCGGATAGAGACGATTTAATAGATAAAGAAGAATAATTATATTCCAAATATAAATAACTAAAAGTAGTAAGATATATGGCATACTTAGGAGTACCACAATCTAAACTAGAGAATTTAACAACTAATGTTCAGATTGTGAACCTTGGTGCTAATTTTGATGGAACGACAGTTACATTTAACTTACAAGACTCTCGCGGTGATGCTGTATTTGCTGTTCATGAAAGAGCATTATTAGTTATTCTTGGTGGTATTACACAAAAACCAGGTGTTGACTATACAACCAGCGGTAGTACAATAACATTTACTACTGCACCAGTAAGTAATCTAACCATACATATTAGAAAAATGTATGGTGTCCAGAGAATTATTGGTGTTAATGATGGAGTCATTTCACCAATAAAACTATCAACTGGTGGACCAGTATGGAACTCATCAGGTAACGTAACTATCTCTGGTGACTTAAATGTTACTGGTTCTTTTAATGCAGGTACTAACGGATTATTTTGGGAAGATAATGAAAGGGCAAAATTTGGTGCTGATAATGATTTAGAAATTTATCATACTGGATCCGATAGTTTTATTAGAGACTCTGGAACTGGTAGTCTTTTTATTGAAGGAACAGATTTAACTTTAAGAGCTTCATCAGCAGCAGAGATGAGATATCTTGAGGCTAATGAAAGTAATGGAGATGTATCTCTATTTTTTGGTAATAACAAAAAGTTTGAAACTACCGCTCAAGGTATAAGTGTAACTGGAGATATAAATGGTACTGGTAATTTTAAAATTACCTCAACTAATACTGGAAGTACTGCTTCACCAGAAATAGATATTTTTAGAGATAGTGCATCGCCAGCTGATGGAGATTATCTCGGACAAATCAAATTTACAGGTAAACAAGATGGTGGTGGAACTGTAAATTATGCTAAAATTAGTGGTAAAATTTTAGATGCCAGTAATGGAACTGAGGATGGAATACTTGAATTCATGCTCCGAAAGGCAGGTTCAAATAATATTGCTGCAAGATTTAGGAGTGATAGTTTTCAGTTATTAAATGGTACAAGTTTAACAGTAAATGGTAATATTTCAACGGATGCTAATATAAATCTTGATGATAGTACAGGTGCTAATGTAGGAAGATTAAATATTGGTACTAGTGATGACTTAGTGCTTTATCATAATGCAACTAATTCTTATATTGAAAATACCACAGGTGATCTGTATCTTCAATGCACAGGTTCTGGTGATGATATTATTGTCCAATCTACGGATGATATTTTCCTCAATCCACAAGGAGGAAACAACGGCGTAAATATTCTTGGTGGTGGTAGAGTAGAACTTTATTATAATAATTCTGAGAAATTTAGAACCCAAAATACTGGTGTACAGGTATTTGGTTCTCTTGCTGTCTCACAAGAATATCCAACCATCAGACCAACATTAGATCTCAACTTTGCGGCAACGAAAACACTAGACAGCAGAATTACTTTCACCAGAAATGGTGTTGGAACTTATGTTGGTGAAGATGGATTGATTAAATATGCTTCTAATAATGTTCCAAGATTTGATCACGATCCAATTACTAGAGAAAGTCTTGGATTGATGATTGAGGAAAGTAGGACTAATTTATGGGAAAATAGTTCTGATTTAACAATTAGTGATGCCCCTGTTTATGGAAACTGGAATGCTGCCTCTAGAACTGGTAATGTAGCAGTATCTCCAGATGGTCTAACAGAAGGTGATAGAAGTACTTTTTCTACAGCATCTTCTTCTGTAGTAGAGAGATTTTCTGCTACTGCTGGAACAGTATATACGTTTTCAATTTATTTGAAAAAAGATCCAACTTCTGTTGATACTCTATTAGATTATTTTGGTTTTCTTGTTTGTTGGAGTAATAATGGATCTACTCTTACTAGTTATGCTTTTCCAGATTTAGTTTCTGGTCAAAATGCTAGTGATGTTTTGACTGATGAGTGGAAAAGATTTTCTGTAAGTTACACTTGTCCTGCTAATGCTACTTCTATGGAATTTGGAATTTCCAATAGAGGTTCTGGACCTGCCACTCTAAGTCAAGCGTATTCTGTTTTATGTTGGGGAGCACAAATAGAAGCAGGTTCTTATGCAACTTCCCTTATTCCCACCAACGGAAGCGCAGTGACTCGGGGTCAAGACATCGCAAAAATTACAGGAACAAACTTCACAGATTTTTATAATCAAACTGAGGGAACTTTAGTAGCACATTATTATTCAACAGTTGATGATAATTATATTGCTCAACTCGAAAATAGTGCTACACCAGGTGATGATAGAATTGGACTTGTAAATTATTCAGCATATCAAGGATTTGTGGAAACTGGTAACTCAACTCAGGCAAGTTTAGATAATGGAACTCCAACTGTGGGTGGTGTTAATAAAGTAGCATTTGCATTCAAAACAAATGATTTTGCAGTCTCACTGAATAGTGCAACACCAGTTACTGATACTTCTGGAACAATGCCAACTGTTGGTAGAATGATGATTGGAAGTCGTCATGGTGGTGCTTATGATGTATTAAAATCAACTATTCGTCATCTGAGTTACTATCCCAAGAGACTACCTAATGCTCAATTACAGGGTCTCACCCAGCAATAAATAAAAGTATACAGAGACATAAAAAATGCCTAATTTAGTAGGAACTGGTTTGAATCAAGTGCCAACCAACAGTATGTTGGGTGGATTGGCATATCAAGATCCTGAGCACGCTTCTATTAAGGACTTAGATCTTAAGAATCTTTCACAGATTAACTCTGAGATTTCTGATACTGCTGTTGATATCTTTGTCTATGATACTCGCAAGGACTCTGATGGTGGTGCCTGGAGAAAGAAAACTCAGGATAAATCCTGGTATAATGAGACCTTAGGAACATCAACTAGAGGAACTAGAAAAGAGTTCCCTGCTGTTGCTGTTATTGTTGCAGAATCAAATCCCAATAAAGTAACCATTTACGATGGCGATGATCCAGACCTTCCAATGTGGATGGTGTTCAATGTATCACCTAATACCAACGCAAATTTTCTATCAGTCTCAGGACAAACACTATCGTCCATTTCCATGCTAAATGGTGACTTATGTGTTGGATTTCCGTCTGTTAATGGTTGGGGAATCAGTCGTATTAATTTCTTGTCCGATTCTCAAGGTTGGTATTGGACAAGTGCAGTTATTTACAGACAAGTAAAAAACTTAATTGCCGAAAGGAATCTTCCGCACGGATATATTGCTTATCTTGGTACAGCTGGACTTGTTAATGCTAGAGTAAATGACATAGCAATGACTGTGCTACCAAATGCACCGATTGATACTTTTACTGAACTTCCTGTTCCTACTGTTGCTCTTGCGACTGATGGTGGTGTGTGTGTCATTAAGGATGATGGAACTGTTGTTGACTTAACATATCAAGAATCAACAAATAATGTTGTAAGAATGATAGACATTGATTCTACTGGTAGAATATATTGGAGCACTAGAGAATCAACGGCTGCTGGAATTTACTTCCATGAAGTAGATTTACCAGCAGGAAATAGTAGTGCTGAACCATCCGTAAATATTGCTGTTAATCAGGCAGGTGTGAATAATGCAGTCAAACCAACCCTTATTAAGGGCAATTTACAAGATGTTGTTCGCACCAAAGATAGAACTGTTTTGTCTTTAAGCGGAACTGATAATAAAGGGCACTTGAATTTATATAATGTAACTGGAGATGTTAATTCTAGTGGTAGTATTGATAATTTTGAGATGGTAGATATTTCTACAGATTACAACACTGGATATATTATCGGAGACATCAAAGGTGCTTTCCTGTCTGATACTGATACTACAGATGCTATTGAATATGTTCAGAATGGATATTTTAATAGTGATGTAAGTAGTTGGACTATTGGAAGTACTGGAACAACGGCAACGTTAAGTTCTAATAGATTACTGATAACTGCTCCAAGTAGCGGTTCAAGTTGGGGATATGTATATCAAGCAATTACAACAGAAATTGGTAAAACATATAAAGTTGAACTCCACTATGATAGAGGAACTGTTGATGGTAGAATAAATGTTAGAAATGATTCTTCAAATACAGTTGCTGGTGCATTATTTTATGCAGATTTAGGAACTAGTCAAGATGGTAAAACATATTGGAATACTTTTACTGCAACAGCAACCACTACTTATATCCTTCTATATGCAAAGAGTACTAGCGGAGGAACCAGTGCCTATGATAGAGTTTCGGTAACATTAGAAAAAGATAGATCGGTTGTTGATAAAGGACTCCGAGTATACGGAACAATCACCAAGACTCCTGTGGCGACTGGTGCAGACTTGGTTGGGTATAGTGGATGGACTACTTCTAACTTTTTGGTACAATCTTATAACTCTGAATTTGATTTGGGAACTGGTGATTTTTGTATTGCTTTATGGACTAAAAAAAGTAATACCAGCACACAAGTTATATTAGAAAGAGGTAACGGATCAATAAATGTTTTTTATCTCTACATAAGTAATGTAAACGATATAAGATTTTCTTGTGGAGGTGTAGGAACAAATGCATTTGGTAATATAGGAAACAGCACCAATTGGCATCAAATTGTTATGGTACGAAGAAGTGGTAATGTTTATGGGTATATCGATGGAAAACTTGCATCAGGTGCTAGTAATCCACAAAGTGTAACTAGTACTGATTCTGACCTTTACCTGGGTAAAACTGTAAGTAATCAGTATCCATTTAGTGGTTCAATAGCATTAGTTCGCATCTCTGGTTCAGCACCATCAGAAGAACAAATTAAAAAAATGTATGCGGACGAGAAGATGCTCTTCCAAGATAATGCAAAGGCAACCTTATATGGTTCTTCTAATAATGTAACTGCTATTGCTTATGATGACTCAACCAATCTTCTTTATGCAGGAACATCATTAGGACGTAGTGATTTCCAGGGATTATGTCGAATAAATAATACGACAACAGCAGTAACTACTGCTATATCAGCATCTAATGGATTTATAGCGGAGCAATAATGACAGTTAGAGTTAATAAATCAGCATTTAATATCAGAGAGAAACTCTCAGAACTTGATTATGGGAATGTTCCTTATGAGAAAATGCCTCTTGGTAGTGTAATTTCAGTTGAAACAAAACTGTTCGCCGAAATCAGCGTTGGTGGAAACCTTGCCGGCATTATTGCAAATAATATGGTATTTAATCCAAAACTTTCTACCTCAAGGTTATTGATGGATTTTAATCTTAGAAATGTTACTGGAGGAACTGATAACTATACTAGTATACAAGTATGGTGGGGAACATCAAGTACTTATAGTGAGAATAATAGATTAGATAGCAATTCTAACACTGGAACAAATGACCGTGGAAAAAATGGAATTTTATATTTAAATAAAAGAGGAACAGGTGCTCAAGATATTACTACACAATCATTCATGTATAGAGATGTTCCAGTTTATGGAACAATGAAACATTATCTTACTCTAAGAGTAGATAATTCATCCAGTTCTACATGTACCATCGGAAGACATAGTGCAGGATTTAGTATTTCTATTCAGGAGATAAAACAGTGATTAATATTTCAGATGCGATAGAAATTCTTAGACCAGGATCTAAATGGATTATAACTGGCAATGTTTATTCTAATTTAAATTGGTTAGAATCAGAAGATGGTCAAACAAAACCAACAGAAGAAGAAGTAGTTCAAAAAATTGCTGAACTAGAATACCAAGAAGAAATCAATGAATATCAGAGACAACGTGCTGCTGAATATCCTTCTTATGCTGATCAATTTGATAAAATATATCATAGTGGTGTAAATGCGTGGAAAACACAAATTAAAGCTATTAAAGAAAAGTATCCAAAACAAACTATGGATGCTGACGAACTTAAAAAAAGACAAGATAAAGCAATAGAAGACCTCAACAATAAATAATTAGAAACACCCATGGCTCAAACTAAAGCACAATTATTAGGACCAGTCGTTGGTGACGTAGTGATGGACGTTAGTACGTTATCACTAGACGCCGAAGGCAATAAAGTAGGCATTGGGCACACAGAACCAGATTTAACATTACATGTAAATGGAGTAAATGGTCTTCCATCTTCATCCGGTTCTACACCAACAGGACATTTTACATTAAGAGATAAGGGGAGTAGTTCAACCCATGGTATGTTCATGGGTGTTTCTAATGCAGCACCATGGAGTTCTTGGATACAGGCACAAGATGCAACTAATAATGCAACAAACTATCCATTACTATTAAATCCTAACGGTGGCAATGTTGGCATCGGTGATGCTGATCCGAATTATCACTTAGTTGTAACAGGACAAGATCAAGCAGTAATGATTAGGCAGGGTAATGGAGCTCTTGCCGCATTGACTCATAATACATCACAGAAACTTTGGTTCCAAGGAGGGAATGCTGAACTTGGATTGTTTAGTGATGCTAGTGGTAATCTCGAATATATTCTTGGAACTTGGCAAGGTGTAACTCATATTCCTCTAGTATTCAGAACTGGAAATCGTGCCGAGAGGATGCGTATAACTTTTGATGGAACTGTAGGAATTAATAATGCAACTCCTGATACCTCATACAAACTTGATGTTATTGGTGCTGGAGTATTTACCACAGATTCCAATCTTGGACCAAATGATTATAATATAGGTCAATTAACTGTAAAAAATAATTATACTGGCGCAGGTGCAATTATTGATTTTAGAGCAGATAGTAGCAATGGAACACAGGGTGTCATTGCAAAGATTGGTGGATTTAATACTTATAGTGGAAGTGGATATGATGGTGCATTAACATTCTCAACTCGTAATCATAGTGCCAGTGCTATGGCTGAAAGACTTCGTATAACTTCTAATGGTGATGTGGGTATTGGTGTTAATAATCCAACAGTAAAACTACACATTAGAGAAGCTGCTTCTGGAGTATCATCTTACGATAATAGGTATCATTGTATTATTGAGGATGATGCCGAAGCATACTATGGAGTATACGTACCCAATGATGGTTATGGTGGTTTAAGAGTTATTGATGGGTCAGGTAATATAGGTTCTAGATTTGATTATTATGTTAGTGAAAATCAAATGCATTACCAATGTATTGGTGATCATATTTTTTCAGGCTCTGGTAATGCAGAAAAACTTCGTATAACTGATACTGGAGGTCTTTATACGCAAGGAAATGCACCAATCAATACTAGTCATCATGGTGCTATTGTTTCCTATGTGCCTACTTCTGGTACGCACATGTATAAATCAATTGAGATAGGAACCAACGTTGCTTCTGGAAATGACACTGGTTCTCAAATTGTTAGTAGGGCAAAAAATTCTTCAAGATTACCATTTAGTCTTTTAGGTTCTTGGGATAATAATTCATCAATGACCATTTATTATGGTGGTGGTTGGGGAAGTGCATCTAGACCTGCCACAAGACATTTGTGGTATACAAATAGTTACATGGATACTGCTGCTTCTGGAAATATAAGAATGGAGCTACATGCCGATGGTAATCTTTCTATTGGTAATATTACTCCAGTTGATACTAGAAATACTGGTGGTATTCATATTCAAAATAGTAGGGGTATAGCATTTACTGCACTTACTACTACTGCCGAATCAAGAAATTGGAGAATAAGAAATGATGATATGGCATGGGGTGCGTTAGATTTCTCTATTGGTTCCAGTAATTCTACTTGGGGTACTACTGATACTGATGTTATCACCAGAATGACATCTGATGGAGTACGTATTAGAGGTAAACTTGATGTTAATTCAGGCAATTCTTCTATCCAACTCAATGAAATTAATGGTGGTGCAGTAATTTGGATGGATGGTGCCAATGGTGATTTTACTGGTGGTGATTATTTCAACATTATGGCAAATAATAGTCAACAATTATCATTTGGATATGCTGGTGCAGAAAATATAAAAATTAATACCAGTGGGCAAATGCATTTGAATAATTATCCCATGACCCCTTCAGTTGCTTCTGGTTCACACCTTAAGTTAAGAGCAGGTGGAGGTGCTTGGGGTATCTCATTAGGAATGAGAGCATCGCAAAATGATTATGCTTATTTTGGATTTACCGATATGAACGGTACTGAACAAATTGGTGATATTTTCATGCAGAGAACTGCAGCAAACACTGGACATATGGTGTTTAGTACTAACGATGGAAGTGGTAGTTCTAACAATAGACTTAAAATAGACAGCACTGGTAAAGTATGCATCTCTCCTACATCCCATTTTGCTTCAGCATCTACCAATATGGCGTTGTCAATCGTCAATAATGGTGGAGGTGGTGGTTATCCTGCTATTAATTTAACAAGTGTGGCATCAGGTGGTACTACAAATAGTGTTACTGGGATGTCTATTTGTGTTTCAGATGCTAACTGGAACTTATATTCAAATTCTGGTAGCGTTCATGGATTAGGAATTCTCGTCGGTAATTCTTCTAACTCTGGTAATGTTGCACAATATGTTAGATCCGATAAAAAAATAGTAATGGGTCCCGGAGCATATGCTAGATTGAACAGTTGTACTAGGGCTGATGCTGCAGTAATGGTTGCTGGTGGTGGTCTTTCTATTGGACCAAAAAGTAATCATAGTGATGGAGGAGCAGGAGGTAGATATGTTAAAGGATGGTATATAACCTCTTACAGTAGCAGTGGTGGTACATATCTGCATCTTAAGACAAGTTTGTGGGCTGGTGGATCTCCGAATGGAAATACTCAATATATAATGGGTGGGTTCTTGATTGAAGGATATAGATATAACACTGGATCTGCATGTAGTACAGAACGTATAATGTTCCACAACTGGAGCGGCAGTTATCCTGGTTATGATCGTTCTCATTTTGGTAATTGGAATCCAGGTAATACTGTATATACATCTTCTGATGGATACGTAACTCTTAGGTTAGCAAATGGTTCTTATTATGGTTATGTTATTGATTTAATTCAACACGCTTGGTATCCTTCACAAGATATTACTGTAACATCAGCAACCTATGGTAACAGCAACATTTAATTTTTGATAAAAAATGGAAAATCTTACACTCGAACAAGCACTCGAAGCTATTAAAACTCTTCCCTTCCCCGCAGTAGAGGAAGGTGATATTGCCTGGTATCCAGGTGGACCACCAGAAGGCGATAAAGGTTATCGTTTTAAGTATGAAAATGAAGAATGGATTTCATATCCAGAATAATGATCATAAATATCTAAAAGAGTACCGAGATAAATGCCATCACTAACTAAAGTACAATCTGGTTTTATGGAAGCACAAGGTGCTTTGCCCTTGAGCTCAGGTACTGCCGCAGCACCAGGATTAAAATTCAGTGATAATGCCGGCACTGGTATGTTCTCACCTAGTACTGGTGCTATTGGACTTAGTACTAGTGGCAAACAGAATGCGCTTACCATACATACGGATGGTAGTGTTGTAATCAATGGTACAACATCGAATGTAGTAGGAAGATTAACTGTTGCTGGTGATGGCAAAGATATTGTTTTTGGTCGCACAGAAAGCACTGGTACTGGTGGTACTGGACGTTTAGTTGCTACTGGAAACCTTGTATATATTCAAGCTGGTGCGAATGCATCTTCAGGTTCTTCTGCTGATTTAATTTTCTGTGATTATGGTGGAGTTGGTGAAAGACTTCGCATCACAACAACTGGTGAATTGGTATCAACTAATGGCACACTAAGAAGAAATGTAAGTGATAGTTCATTTACAGTTAGTGGTGATACTGCATCTAATACTGGAGCAAACATCAATCTATATGGTGCTAGTCATGGCAGTCTTGCAAATATATTCAGAGTAAGAACAGGATCAACAGAAAGATTCCGTATAGCGTCTAATGGTTTAGCAACATTTACAGGTGAAGATTTTCCATATTGTATATCTACAGTTGCTAACAAGAAACTAGTAATAGAAGAGTATACTTCTTATAATGCTAATGGTGGTCTTGAAATAAGGAAGAAGTTCCCCAACGGTAATGTTCTTCCTGCTAATTATTGGTTGGGTGATATCCACTTCAAAGGTTGGGATGGAGATCAATTTATTAGAGGTGCAAAAATTGAAGCAGTTGTTGAGGGAACTCCTGCAAATAATGCAATGCCATGTGGACTGCGATTTAGCACTAATCCAGGTGATACGAGTACACCAGAAAGACTTCGTATAGATTCTGCTGGCAGGATGGGTCTTGGGGTAACACCTTCTAACTTTGGTACGAATAGAATTGCATTAGAAATTCACTCCCCTTCTTCAACAGTAACTCATTTAGCACTGACTAATAGCACCACGGGAAGTAATGGTGCGTCTAATGGTTTCAATATTATTCAGAACGGTAATAACGCATTACTTTACCTTAGAGAAAATGGCAATATAACATTTTCTACAACCAATGCAGAACGACTTCGTATAGATTCATCAGGCGGACATAGAATAAAGTGTTCTGAAAGTTGGACCGCATCTAATTTAGCAGAATGTAATACTACTAAATTAGCACTCAATATTAATCAGACAAGACAAGGACAAACAAAAGGAATTGCTCTTGGTTCTATTGGTTCTTCTGGTGGTTCTACTGGTATTCAAGCATACGATACTTCAAATGATAGTGCTAATCCCTTAGCAATAAATCCATTTGGTGGTTTTATGGGATTGGGAACTGGAAGTCCTCGTAGACATTTTCATATTCATGAACCAGCATCAGCAACTGTTGGATTCCAGATGACAAATGCAGGCACTGGAGAATCCAATGATTCTCAAGGTTTCCAACTGAAAGTAGGAAGTGATGGTCATGCTGAGATTGCTCAGATGGAAAATTCTAATTTAAGAATTTTTACAAATGCCACAGAAAGACTCCGTATGGCAAATGATGGCAAGATTGCAATTGGTGGTAACTACACAAATACTGCTAGTTTTGGTAGAACAGTTCTTATAGATGGAACTCTTGGACTGAATAATGATACTGGCACTACTGGCATGGGATTCAGTAGAGGTTTATCAAATGCCACTTATGGATATATTGGAACAGGTGCTTTTGCTGTTAATGGATTAAATAACGACGATTTTGGAATATCGTCCGGTGCAACTGGAGATCTCGTATTTGGTACTGGTGCATCAGCTTATTCTGCAAAACTTCGTATATTAAATAATGGAAATATAGCTCAAGGTACTGATGCACCTCCTTCAAATGCAGAATTTACAATACGTGGTGCTAATCCTGAACTTAGTCTATACGCTACTGCCAACTATTCTAGTTACCTAATGATGGGTGACACCAATGATTATGATAATGGTTACATTGAATATGATAATTATTCCCCTAGTAAAGGATTCAAATTTATAGTAGGCACTACTAAAAGACTTGATATGTCAGTTAGTCAATTTACCGGTGGTGCAGGTATGGGTGTGTTTATTGATGGTCATACTGGCAATCAACCACTCGATAGTACAGTTTATATCAGAAAATCTAATAATAATGATTGGGGACTTGTAGTTAATTGCGAATATAGCGATTCTAATGACTACGGCATGTACGTTCGTGGCGATGGAACTTCTAGTTCTTACTGCCTTGGAGTTACTGACGCTGTTAATTGGAAATTTAGAGTTGCTAGTACCGGAACCATCTATGCTACTAATACAACAGTTGCTTCAATTTCAGATCAAAGATTAAAAGAAAACATTGTCGATGCTAATTCACAATGGGATGATGTCAAGGCACTTAAGTTTAGAAACTTTACGTGGAAAGAAGACAGTGGAAATAATGATGGAAAAACTTATCTGGGTCTGATTGCACAAGAAGTTGAAACTATCTCACCCGGTCTTGTAGAAATTAATGCACAGACCAAAGAAGACAAAGAGAATGGAGTAACTGATCCTGAGTATAAGAACGTCAAGTATTCTATTGTCTGGATGAAGGCAATGAAGGCACTTCAAGAGGCAATGGAACGCATTGAAACTCTTGAAGAACGCATCTCTTCTCTTGAAGGATGATAAATCAAAATTTAGACACTATTGTATAACTTACAAAACCTTAATAGGTTCCTTTTGAACCCTGGCAGAGTTAGTTTACTGGGTTCGGTTATTACTGTCAACCCCTTGACAAAACTGACTAAATATTCTATGATTACCACATTACTATTTTATAGGTAACTAAAATGACAATGACTCCTGAAGACCTTCTCAAGAACTTTAAAGAACAGCAAGCAACAGTTGCTGAAGAACTTCGTAAACTTGACACTGAATTGGCACAGAAGAAAGAACTTTACGTTAAACTCCAAGGTGCAATCGAAGGACTCGGTATCCTTGCACCAGAAGAAGAAACAACCGAAGAAACTGCACCAGCACCAGAACCTGAAGCTTCAGCAGAAGCAGTTGCTGCAGTGCTTGATTGATGAACGAACAAGACCTCAAAAACAGAGTTCTACAACAGTTGCAGGGATTATCTAATACTGTTGTAGATACTGTTGGAGATATGTCTAAGGGTAGAAACGTATTCTGCCCTAATAATATTGTTAACGAGAGATTATCGACTTGTAATGCTTGTTCCGAGTTTGTTAATACAACATCTCAATGTAGACAGTGCGGATGTTTTATGTCTGCTAAAACCAGATTAAAAAAAGCATCATGTCCTCTAGGAAAATGGACTGCGTATAATGGGTGAAGAATTCATTGAACAAATTCTCAAAGAGAGAACAGAAAGGCTAGAGTTCCTTATCGATCAGGGACGATTTGAAGATGCGATCTCTATTGGAGAAGAATTCGATGAATGGATTAGTATGTTGATGACTGATAAATAGTGATTACCTAGAGCCACTTGACAAATGTCGGTGGATCCCTTACTATGGTACAGTCCATCAGAGGAATCACAATGATCTCTACAGAACGGTCAATTATTGACGAAATCAGAGATGATCTTCAACTTGACGATTACTATCGTCGTTTTGAGAAGAACAAACTTCTCAATGAACTTGATTTCTGTGATGACCTAATTGAAACTGACTATGTTTTTGAGTCCTACTACGATTAACTACTAAGGAGAAAATGGCAAGAACACATCGAAAGTATTCCAGTGTCCGTAACCGGAACGATCGACATGACAAGATCAATGATGCAATTAATGCAGAATGTGAGTTTGAAGAACAGTTAACAGGTTACAAGATTTCTGGTAAAAAGAGGTGGAATCGTCAACATTCCCCTGATTTTGATACCGATGAGTGGTGAGATCCAGCGAGAGGTTTAGTTACCCAGTATTCGATTGAATACACTTATTAATTGGATATTTTGAGATTAAAAAAGTCTCACCACCAACTTCATAGTCTTCCAACCCTCCTTATGGAGGGTTTTTTATAGCTAATATAGATCAAGGAGGATTAGATGTATAACTTTGATGAGTATGACCACCAACTCAGAAAATTTGAAATGGTAGTAATTACTGCAGTAAATATGGAAATTGGTGATAAAATTAGTTCTGAAGAAGCATATCAGAGGATTAAGAGTGGTTATGCAATTCTGAAGAAATTCAGGAAAAAAGACAAAAAGAATTCCACCTAAATTATTATGGTATGAACACACAATTAACTATGACTGACACTAAACTACAAAAACGTAAAGATGCATTCTTCATTTTCTATGAGAGTGTATTAAAACCTGATTCTGAGTTGAGATTGTATGCTCATGATCAAGAATGTTATCATGAACTGATGGAGTGGAGACAAGAAATTATCACTTATCTTGATGAACGACGGAATCAGGAGTTTTATTCATGATGCTGTATTATTATGTGTTGTTAACTATATTTGGTTTAATTGCAGCACTAATGATAACAGATCCAAATATCTCTGCATATGTTGATCTTAGACTTAGACTGATCTATGTCAATATCAGGAGACTATGGATTTTGACAACAATGTATCCTAGTATGATGTTTGATAAATGGAGATTTCAAAGAGCATTAAGAAAACATCGCGAGAAAATGAATGGACGAAAGGACTAGATTAATTCTTGCTATACAACAAATAGAAAACGTTGTTAGTCTGACACGCAATAATGAATGGAAGAACTATATCTATGGACATTTAAACAGTGTTCATGTAGAATTACACAGACAACTTAGTTTACTGACTCATGGTGAAAAAAACAAACAAAAAGACTGATAAGAAAGGACGTGAAGAAATTTGGGAGTGGGAAGAAACTCCTGAAGTAACTGCTGCTGTTGCACGATTGCACGAAACTATTAGGAGGAACAATGAAACTACTAACACTTGAAGATTATCAAAAGGCAGGGGAAACTTTCTGGCCTAAGTATTGGTACATCGCTAAAGAACTTGGTGAAGATGCAAAGGCAGAAGACATTCTGAAAGTTATGGAAGCAGTCGGTGGTGTTGCATTGAAGATTGCACTAGAAGAAAAAGAAGGACCATTTGGATTCAACAAAAAGGATGAAGATGATGGAACAACAGAAGACAACTGAAAGAATACCAACGTTACAGGACTCTCTTGGATCTAATCCCACAATTGAACAAAACATTCCAGAAGATGTTGAATGGATTGATGATGCGTTTTACATTAAAAAAACTAGATTTGGGTTGCATACTAGTATTCTTAAAGAACCCCTTGGTGCTAACTTCATTACTGCTCTAGAGTATGAAGGATGTTTAAAAATTACACGTTGGCATCTTAAATGTTTGCAAGAAGGTACACTACAAAACTACACTCGTAGAGTGAATACAACATCCGGTGTTAAATTATGATGAAAGATAGTTTGAATGTTATTCAGAATGAAGATGGATCATTCTCTATTGAATGGAATCCAGATGATGAAAGATGGTCATGGTTAAATAGCATGACTGAAGAAGAGATTAGTAAAATGCTTTCTGATTATGTGAGAGAAAATGTTACTGATTCTCTGGTTACAGACGACTCTCTGACTCCTGATGCATAGGACAGGTAAGGAAGTGTCACACAGACGCTTCCAGACCCCTTAGGCGGTGGTATATTAGCCATGTTGAGACAAACACCACATGCAACTCACTTCAAAGCGTCACTCCATGGTTGTTGAGTTCCGTCCCCACAACATCTTGACGGACAAATTTGTTTATACCTTGAAATTCAAAGGTGATGCACAGTCCATGCGTCTTTTCTCCAAAAAAGAGATGATTGAGACTGTTAATTCTCGTCTGGATATTCATGGTTACGAGGTAACAGATTTCCTGACCGAACCTCAGTCCTATATGCCTGCTGCTTGTTGAGTATGTCTTTTATTAAACAGTACCTTTATTATTTGGAGAATGAACCAATGACAACTACACTCTCTGTATCTAATCTAGAGTATGAAGAACTTGTTCTTCTGCAAGAGATTATGATTGATGTTTGGGAATTTGGTATTGACAAGGGTCATGCCAGTTATGACAAAGAAGTATTTGATAGACTCTACGATAAAGTTCTACGCTCATGAATAATATAGTTATCATAAAAACTGGTATAGATCCTAAACCAATCTTAAATCAGGTTTATGATAACTATGACGATTGGGATTGGGTATCATCTCTCAATCCTAATAAGATTGGTGGTGACAAAGATCCTTATGGTTTCTTACCACTTGTATGGGCAAAGGTAGGATCTGGAGAGAATCCAAAGAATGTAGACAAACAGCAAGAAACTCCTCTGTACTCACACTACAGTGAGGTGAGAAAGTTTCTGCGTGAGAATAACATCAAACGCACAGGGCGTGCTGCATTCTTTAGATTGAAACCGGGTGATTCTGTGGGTATGCATATTGATGAAGGAACATATTATTTGAAGAAAGATAGATATCATTTGTCATTACAATCTCGTTATCAGTATTATGTTGGTGATGAGACTATGGTTGTTGAACCAGGCACATTCTTCTGGTTCAATAACAAAATACCACACGGTGCTATAAACATTGGAGACGTGGATAGAATCTCTTTAGTTTTTGACGTACCACACAACCAATCCAATCCACATCACGAACTGTCACAAGGCTAGTTGTATGGGGTTGGATCTGGTGTATATTAGCCACATGGAAACAACCACTGCAACTTATCGGATCCAAGTGACAACAGATGAGGGACACTTGTCGTTCCTCAAAGTGATGCCAACCAAACCAAAAACATCTAAGGGCATCAAATCACAGAACAACAAACTATCGAAGTGGGTAGAAAAACAGTACCCTAACTTCACATCCTACGACATTTCTATTCTCGACTGATGATTACCTCAAAAGCACAAATGCTCCGAATCATGAAAGATTGTGATGGGGCAGACACTCTCACTCGTGAAGAAAAGTTTCAAGTCTTCGTTAGAGTGTGTGATAACATGCTCAACCAAGGTAGAATGACCAAGGCAACACACAAACGATTCACAGAGATCTGGTGACCAGTCAGGGAACTGTCCACCAGTTCCCCATCAGACCCTGATCTGATGTATATTAGCCATGTTGAGACGAACACCAATGACTGACTTCATCTGCGCTTACTTCGGTGATGACTGGACAATCACTGCTCGTGGGTTTTCATCACTCAAACAGGCAGAAAAACACGGACTCTACATGATGCCAACTGCAGGAGTCTTTGGTTTTGCTGTTATCTCAGAGAACGAAGATGCATGGGTTGTGTATGATCAGTTCAGTATTCTTCCTCCTACCAATCACTCGATTGAGAGAGTAGAAAACAACAATTTCAAAGTTTCCCTGAACATTCCTTCTCTTCAGTATGTTTGACATGATGCACATTCAGAACACGACTGGTATCAAATACCATCGTAATCTCAACTTTGTCCTTTACAATGAGGTAGTTTACAACAATGGCGAAATCATCGGTGCTATCTACGAAGATAAAGAGAATGGTGGTTTCTCGATTAAAAAAATTGTTGAAACCGATAGTGGGCCCGAGTATAATTTTGTTGGTAATTTCACTACTGTAAGTGATGCTAAAGAGTTCATTAACAACGCAGGTACTCTCTGATGTCTAAAAACTACGATGTTCTAATTCAAAAGAACGGAAGAATTCAATGGTTGTCTGTACCAGGATGCATCACACATGCTGAGGCACGTTCTCAAGCAGAACAGATGTATGATGGTAAAGTACTACAAACCAGGTTCAATGGTGTAGACAACGATGATGACGATGATGACGATTCTAGTAGTGGAAGTATTTCTGATACTTTTGCTTGGTTATCTCTCGCTGCTGTCGGTGTTGGTCTCTTTCTAGTCATCTCCATGTGGCCTATCTTCCTGATCGGCGGCATCATTTATGGTCTTTACAAAATCTTCAAGAAATGAACAAAAACATTGAACTATTCGCTGACCTGGAAACAAATGCAGGTAAAGTGATTGATAATCATCTCGATGATATCGAGAAGCGTATGAAGAAACTAGAGAGGAAAGATAGGTGGCGTGATATCCTTGCGCTGGTACAAGAGTATAGAGAATGGGGACAAACTGAACAGGGAGAAGATTACAATATGATGTGGATGGAAGATTTAAACAATTATCGACACCTGATGGACTGATGGTGAACTGTCACAACCCCCTTGACCCCAAGGGGGTTTTCCTGTATATTAGCCATATTGAGACGCACACGCATGAATCTTCGTTCACACCAGTCCCGCATCGTTACCAAGATGCAAGAAACTAACAAGGGTCGTATCCTTGTTCCTACTGGTGGTGGTAAGACATTCTGCATGATTGTTGATGCAATCAATGCTCTCAAGAGTGGTCCCAAAACCATCGTAGTTGTTGCTCCACGTATTCTCCTTGCAAACCAACTTTGCAGTGAGTTCATGGAACAAATCTCTCACACATGGACGCACGTTTGTCATGTTCACAGTGGTGAGACTGAGTATTTCTCTACCACTAAATCTCATAAGATCGCAATGTTCAACAACGTTGCGCGTGCTGCATCCGAGTCCTGCATCATCTTCACTACTTACAACTCTTTGAACAAGATTGTGAGTGCAGGTATTGACATCGATATCATGTATTGTGATGAAGCACACAACTCTACCCGCAGAGATTTCTTCAAATCTGTTGCATCTGCGTCCATGATTGCGGAACGTTCTTATTACTTCACCGCAACTCCGCGTAATCACCGCAACCCACATGCAAACGGTATGAATAATACTCTTGTATATGGTGATGTGATTGAGAGAGTACCTGCACAAGAACTGATTGAGTCTGGTTCGATCATTCCTCCCACTATCCATACTCATGAGACTGATATTGTCCGTCAGAAGGATACTGCTGCAATGATCGATAGTGAGACTGTCCTGAGTATTCTTGACACTCTCGATGAGACCAACGCTGCAAAAGTTCTTGTTGCTGCACCATCTACTCGTGTTCTGTGGAACATGTTGACACAATCTGATGTGATCCAACAACTCACAGATCGTGGTTTTGAGATCCTGCATATCACCTCCAAACACGGTGCATATGTGAACAAAACCAAAGTGAGTCGTGAAGTGTTCTTTGACACTCTGACCCAGTATGGTAAGGACGAGAACAAAAAGTTTCTTCTCTTCCACTATTCCATTCTGTCTGAGGGTATCAACGTACCTGGTCTGACTCACTGCATTTTGCTGCGTAATCTTCCACTGATTGAGATGGCACAGACCATCGGTCGTGTTATCCGTCTGCATATTGACGATATCAAAGATATTCAATCTGGTAAGATTCCCGCAGGTCAGTGTCAACTCTATCGCAAGTCCACTGGTTTTGTGACTGTCCCAGTTCATAAAAACTACGGTGGTGCTGTTGCGAAACGACTGCAACGTGTTGTTGATGCTATCTTCAAGGAAGGTAAGGCGGTTGAGGCATTTGCCTGATCCAGTTTACGAACTGGTTTCAACCCCTTGACTCCAACCCCAAGTCAGGGTATATTGGCTATGTTGAGAGGAACACCTCTCACACTTGCACACAGATCACTCAGTTAGTTTTGGTTGATTCCAAGGTTAATTGATGTTCTTTATTTCCACACTATCATGACTCAAACAAACATCGTCGAAGAAGTTTTTGCAAAATCACCCAATCAATATCAAGGGTACACATATGAATATACTGATCTAGATACTGATCGCAAGTATATTGGTGTCCACAAAGGTTGTGTCACTGATTCATACAAGCATTCGTCTAGAAATGCTGAATTCAACAAAATCTTTCAAGACCCTGCATCTCGACTGAAGTACGAAGTTATTTCATATGGAACTTTTCGTGAGATGTTAAATCTCGAACACAAGTTGTTGAAAGAAGTAAATGCTAAGGACAATCCTCAGTATTTCAACAAAACTAATGGTGTGCAACAGTATATGACACCAGACCTGGAATCATGCCGTGAAATGGTTGAAATGATCCAGGCGAAGAAGTTTCCTATCACTTATGAAGATAAGAACGAACACGTTGACATGGAACGTCTTCAGGTTCGTTATCAGGATGATGATAAACTGCAAAAGTTGATCACTCAGAAACTAGATGATGCTGGTGGATCGGTTGATAAATGCAATCCGATTGTTGTATTTGAAGGACGCGGAAAGAAAGGTGGAGATTGTCGTATTGATGGAAACCACACGTTCTATGGTGCATTAGCGTCAAAACATACGGTTGAAATTAAGATCATGCGTGTCTCATATCAGGAGGGTTTGCACCTCACTGATCTGGAAATGGAGACTGTTGCGGATCTGTTGAACGCACGACCTGATATTGTCAAGAAACCATGTAACGTTGCAGATGGTATCAAACACGTCAAGAGTTGGGTGTACAATGGTGCAGAACTTCGTGATGCAGAACTGGTTAAAGCTCTGCAGATGATGGGATTCACTAAAGGTGAAACCACTCGTATTTTGGATGGTGCGGAACAAGAACTGACAGAAGAAAAAGAGAAGGAAAAGAATGGTTCTGTATTCAAGAACTATAAGTCTGGTAAGTATCTCAAAGAGATGACTGCAAGGACTCAAAGATTGATGGCCCAAGACAATGCGATTGCATTGTATATGTCATCTGCAAAGTTCAGTCTCGAACGCATTGTTGATTCATTGTATGCAAACCGCAATGATGATATCAAGATTGTAAATGTTGTCATCCACCACCCATGTGTTGCACAAGAGAGGAAGTGGAAAGAGAACATTCAACCACAATGGTTGAAGCAACTGCGTTTCGTAATGAGTCAGTATGACTTCAACTTCATTGAGATGGATATGTGGGACGTTCCTGATGAAGACTGAGGATAAACCATATCCACAAGTGATTGCACTGATTGTCATTTTCCTGATGACGATCGGTGTGATTTTTCTAGGTTACAAGCACGGTCACATGTCCGTTGCTGCGGTCTACAAGTCACTGACCAGCTTCACCTGAGAACCCAGTCCACCACTAGAGGGAAAACGTGTTTTTTCCATATTTTCCCTCGTTTCGACCCATTGCACCCTGCTCCCCTCTAGAAATGCAAGAAAAACTCAAAGTGAACATCACCAATCAGAATATCGCAAATAATCTACTCAAAAGCGTTGGACAGTTGTTGAATGCTGAAGTCAAACATTACATTTGTTCAGATAAGACTACCCAACATGAGAAATATGTGATAGAATACAATCATTCCCGAAAGGATACATAAAGAAAATGGATTGATCATATGGGATATTTCGATACAATTCACTGCTCCTATGATTTAGGACCAAGTTTCCACAATCGATCACTACAAACCAAATCGCTGTATAAACAGATGATGGAGTATTGGTTATCGCCAAGTGGAGAATTGTACGAATTAGATTTCTCTGGTACGCAATCATGGGTATTGCAGAAAGAGGATATCTATCCATATGAGAGATTAACCTGGGAAAAGAATGGTTGTCATGGTAAAGTCCGTGCTACTAATCTAACCAGGGAGATCGAAGTCTATCCAGCTAAATGGGATGCCCATTATGCACCTTATCCACGCATTGTACTCACTATTGTAGAAGGTAAATTGTATGGACAAAATTACACCAGATACGTACAAGAAAATGAACGAAGAGTTCATTGAAGAAGGTACGCCGTTAAGACTCAACATTCCCACGCAAGAAGAAATAGACAAATGGCAAGCAAATAAACAAGACTTTCATACAAGAACAGTTGAACCAGTAGATATGGTTGCTGAGATGTGGGAAGAGTACAACAAAAAGAACTCCATTGAGGACAACACCAATGAAACCACATGATCGTATACTATACACAACGCCGACAGATAACAAATTAAATTCACAATTAATCCTCGGACATGCATACACAATTGAAACAATCATAGACGGCAAGATCAAGGTTAAACATAAACAAGGATTCTTTGATCCAGATTGTTTCACACACATTGCCACGAATGAATATCATCTGACAATGGAGGACTATACAATCATACTCAATGCTCTACATTATTACAAGAAGATCGAAAAGAGAGGAGAGTTCGCACAGTATACACATGATAGGATTAATGCTGTAAGAGATATGTTATGTTATCAGTTATGTGATTCACCATTGAACAATAGGATGTAAATTATGTTTATCGAAATTGATTACAACTTAGTTAAAGTGCCAGATGAAATCATTGCTTGGTGTGATGTCATGACAGTAGATGCTGAACGTGATGATCTAAGGTATATGGATTGTATCTACATGAATATGGGTGAGTATGGCAATGAGATGCATGAATTAAAAAAGATGAGAGAACAATTAAGAAAAGAACTGAGAGTAGTGCCAGTATTTCAAT